TAGAATTGATACTCAAACTGGATGTATCGAACTTCAGTCTCCCTCCATAAAAGATCAGGGTGGAAAAGGTTATTCAGTTAGCTCTTTAAATATTGGAAATGGTCTTATCCCAGATACACTAGATCCTTGCAAAGTCCTGGATGTTGTTGACTCTAGTGCTCCAGCCGAAAGATGGACTTTGAAATGCGTCTCTGTTATAAGAGATTCTACTGGATCTCCAATTCCTGGAAAAGCAACTTTCTCAGTAGTAGGAGACGTATCTGGTCAGGCATATGATTCTACTGGAAATCCTATATTTTTTCATAGCACTTACTTTACTAGTTCATCTGGTGCAGTATCTGGAAATATTGATCCATGTGTTGATGGTTATACAGTTGCATCTTCTAGTGATTTTGGTTTAGGAACTCCAGAGGCAGATGGCGGAGAAACTCCAGATACAACCAATATCTTTACTTTTTCTGGTAATCTTGTAGCTCAGGGTCAGGCTTTACCAGGAGATTATTTATGCGTAGATGGTTATACTTCTGTAGAAATTGATAGTATCTCTTATGATGCTGGAACAGATACTACAACCGTAACATTATCAACAGATTCCTTAGGAGGAGTTGGTTTTCCTAGAGACTGGGAGATTAAAGCTACCAATCTTTTTATTGATGATGTTGCGACTGGTAAATTTACTGGTTCCGATGTAGGTAAAATAATCCTAGCCTGCCCAACAGGTATCTTCGATGGTGGAAAATTTGTTATTAGCAAAGTTACAGCTAGTAATAGAGTTAGAGTTCAGAAGTATGAAGATAGTTCTGTTGCCTTCCCAGCACAGGGCGGATTGGGTATTTCTGGAATTGCTCAGAATGGAATCACTTTTCATTTAGTAGAATCTAATGGTGTAATTTTAGTAGGAATTCAAGAGGGAAGCATTCCTTTTGAGGTTGGAGATAGAATTTTTGTTGATGTTGCCTCAAGAGCACTCGCCTTTGGAGATAAATTAGTAGCCAAATATATCTACGAGGGAAATCTTAATGATCCACAGTTCTTTACAGATGCAGAGTTACTATTTCAAAAACATGGACTTCCATCTGAAGAAAATACACTCTCTCTTGGCGCTCAAATGGCTTTTGAAAATGGAGCCCCAGGAATTCTAGCTGTTCAGTGCAAACCATCAATTCCTAGAAGAACTTCTGCGGAATTATTATCACCAATTAATTCATTAGGCGTAGGTGGTTTTACAGGATGTTTAGATGGATCTGGAATTATAGATGATGATCTTTGCGGTGTTGAAGATCTTAGATTTATTATTCCTAGACCAAGTTTTGGTTTAAAAGCCGGAAAACCAGATGCAGATTCTAGAGTTAATATTTTTATCAATAGACAGGGCGTAGAAACACAAATTTTCCCCAATAAAATTGAATTTTATAATAGTCAATTAGAAACTGATGCTCAACAATTAAATTTTATTACTAGTACTGATAATCCATTTTCTTATACAGTTGTAAATACTAATACAGAAATTCTTTTTACAGCAGAAGATGGTACTATGGTAAACTTCTCTGGCGAAAGAAGTATTTCAAGTCTTTATCTTGATTTAGATGGATCTCATGTTGGTGCAACTATTGTAATTGAATCTATGGAAGATCTTTCTGGAAATATTTATACAAGTTTAACAGATATTTCTGAACAACTTTATGGTCCAACTCCTCCAGACGTTTCTGCAGAAGTTGTTATCTCTTCTGTATCTTCAGATTCTAAGGCAATTATATCTGGATCTGGAACAAATACTTTAAGTTTTACTAATAAATTTATAAATATACAATTTTTTGTAAAATCCAACAACACTTCTAATGTTAGTGCTGCTATCTTGTTTCATAAAGATTTGGTAAAGAGTGGCACTATTAAAAAAGGTGATGGAATTAGAATAACATATGTAGATGAAAATGACGCTAGTTATTATGATACTAATTGGTTTGAGGCTTTTGAGAAATTAGAGTCTGCAGACGCACAAATTATTGTTCCATTACCATCCAGCACTGTTTCCTCAATTTTCAAAGCAGCCGTTGGGCATTGTGAGAATATGAGTTCTATAGCTAATAGAAAAGAAAGAGTAGCTATAATTGGGGCTCAAATTGGTTTAACTCCAGCTAATATTCTTGGAGATTCCCTTGCTGCCGTAGAAGATTTAGGTATACTAGAGGGAATTCAGGGAGATGATCCATTGGAAGTTCTAACTGGCGATGTTGAGGATTTAGCAAATTATAAATTAAGTGATAATTATGCTACACCAAGAGCTGTATATCTTTATCCAGATTCTATTGTAAGAAATATATCTGGAACAAATGTTGCTCTTCCTGGATTTTATATGGCCCCAGCTGTAGCTGGACTATTATCTGCAACACAAAATGTTGCAATTCCATTAACTAATAAAGTTCTACAAGGATTTACTTTAACTAGAGATAAAATATTTAGACCTGTAATCTTAGATAGATTAGGTGGTGAGGGAGCAACTGTTATTCAGCCAATCCCAGGTGGTGGAAAAGTCCTAGCTGGCAGAACCACCAGTCAAACTGGATATGTTGAAGACGAAGAGATCTCTATTATCTTTATTAGAGATAGAGTTAAACAAGTATTAAGACAATCTCTAGCCGGATTTATTGGCGGAGTTCAAGGTCCAGATACACTTAGTTTAATTTCTGCTAGAACTAAGACAATTATGACTGGATTAGCATCTCAAGGTTTAATTACTAGCTTTGGTAATATTAGAGCATCTAGAGATAAAGTTGATCCAAGACAGATTAATATTTTCTTACAGTTTGTACCTTCATATCCAATTAACTATGTCTTTATAGACATCGAAGTCGGCGTAATCTAAGGAGTAATTTCAAATGGCATCTTATCCATATACAGGAACATTATTTGATTCTGAAGCAGTAACTGGTGCAAAAACAAGAACTGGATTAAGCACCCAGATTATTGTTTATGTAAACAATCAACCAGTTGGTGCCATTCAAAGTTTCCAAGAAAGACAACAAAGACCAATTAAAAGAATTAGTGAAGTTGGAACAGATGGAGTAATTGAGGCAGTACCACAGGGTCCAACAACAATAGATTTAACTGTTAATAGAATTGTATTTGATGGACTTTCATTACCAGAGTCTATGGCCAGAGGGTTTAGAAATATTCACTCTCAAAGAATTCCTTTTGATATTGTAGTTATTGATAGATTTACGGGTACAGAAGAAGAGGGTGGATCAATAGTAACTACTTATCACAATTGTTGGTTTGGTTCATTAGGTAAGACTTATTCCACTAATGATTACACCATTACAGAAGATGCTAGCATTACTGCAGAATCTATTAGCACCGAAAGAAATGGCGCACCAGTCGCCAGCAGTCAGGGTGTCGGTGGCGGTAGAGATCTTGGCTCAGAAGGTCGTCAGATTGACGCTATTGAGCAAGCCGCAGATTACGGTACCTACAGAGGAAGCTTGGACTTCCCAGGTCTTATTAAGTCGGCATTCTAATAAAATAAAAAGATCAAATTTAAACCCGTTACCAAAATTTGGTAACGGGTTTTTTTTTTAGTATAATCTATTTTGGAGAGTTTTAAATGTCAAAAACATCTGTTTCATTAGATTCTAAAAAAGAAAATATTGAACAAAAAAAAGAAGAAAAAAAAATGAGTATTAAAACTTTAAAAGATCTTATTTTTTTAGGAAGAGTAGAAAAAAATGTTATCTGTGGTGATTGTAGTTTTTTAATGAAAAGCCTTACTGCAGAAGATCAAAAAATTATGGTTGCAAAAGTAATAAAGTTACCAGATGACCTTAGACTTCTTAATGCAAAAATTATATCAATAGCCTTTGCCATTGATAAAGTTAACGGAACACCTTTAGAAGACCTTGCTGAGGAATCAGAAGAATATTTGGATATATATGATAAAAAAATATCTGTTATTAAAAATTTACAATTATCTGTTGTAAATAAATTATTTAAAAATTATGAAGAACTTTTAGAAGAATCAAATTCTCAAATTGAGATTGACGAAGTAAAAAAATAACAGAGGGTCCAGAGTCAAGAATTCTCTGGGCCCTCTGCAAGCATTGGTCCTGTCCAATTGATGATGAAAGAATTAAGTCAATTAATTTGGCCCAATTAGCTTGGTATGGTTTTATGATAGGAAAAGATTTTGAGGAAGAATTTGAAATAAATTTAAATTTTTCTGAATATATTGCTTCTTTTATAAATCCTGAAGCTGTTTCAAAAATTAAATCTGCTAGAGAAGCTAAAAAAGATAATAGATTTATGAATAATCAAGAGTTTGATAAAATGATTAAGAATAAAGACTTTTTAAAAGTTAATTATTTAAAAGAAAATTTATCTGCTAATCTTTCTGATGATATTATAGAAAGAAAAGGGGCTAGAGATATTAGGTTACCTAAAGAACTTTCTGGAATTCTAAAAATAAATAGGGATAATTTTTAATGGGATCACAATTTGAAAGTGAAATACTACAAACTGACAAAGCAGTAAAAGAATTAACAAAAACCACCGATAATGCGCTTGCTGGCATTACAAATATTAATAAGGCAATCCAATCTTTAGGTAATGGTTTAAAAACTGGAACTTCTGGATTTGATGATTTAACATCTGCTGCAACTTTATTATCAAATGCTTTTAGCAGTGCAGGTGAGACCGCAGCAAAATTTTCAACAGGTATAGGAGGTGTAGGTAGTGGTATAGGAACTTTTTTAAAGAGTCTTGGAAATATTTCGGGTGAATTATCAAAAGTTTTAGGTGAAGGAACTAGGGATACTATTAATTTTTTTGATTCATTCTCTAAACCAATTAGAGAAGTTGATGAAAATATGTTTAATTTAACTAAGTCTTTTGGAATGGGTATTGAATCCGCAAGAGCTATGACTGATTCAATTCCAAAACAGGCTCTAACAGATTTCTCAAGAGCAGCTTATATTTCAACTCAAGAACTACAAAATTTTTTAGATTCAGCAAAAAATACAAATCTTAATATACAAACTTTGACTAAAACTGTGTCTACAGCTTATGGTGAATTGGATTTATATACAGTGGCTACTGCACAAGCTAGTGCGGCAGGTATTAGCGCTGGCGAATCATCTAGATATTTTGAATCACTTATTAATGACCAGGGAATGAGTGTGCAGGCTGCTACAGAAGCTATGGCTGGTTTTTCTGCGGTTTCTTCTGAAACCGGAATTAACTTTAGAACCGTAGCTTCTACTCTAGAATCGGCAACTAGAAATTTTCAAAAAATGGGGATGTCGGTAGATTTCGGTAGACCTATTTTAGAAAATTTTGCAAAAACAATGAAAGATGTTGGTCTAGGAATTAATACAGCAAATGATGCTACACAATCATTAGTAAGCTCATTAGGTAATCTTTCTCAAAATTACGGTTTAGCATACCTAACGCAGATTAGAGGTGGCGGTGGAGCTACTGCCGGTGGCGTTCTTGGTACTTCTATTGAGATGAGGCAAAACTTAAGACAAGCGGAAGCCACTGGAGAACAAGGAGCTATGGCTATAGAGATGGCTAAACAAATGAAAGATACCATTGCTTCTTTAACAGGTGGAAATATTATTACTTTAGAGCAAGCTTCTAAATCTCCAGAACTCCAAAATCAATTTTATATGCAAGGCCAGATGTTATCTCAATATGGTATTAATGATGTTGGAACTCAAGATGCAGTTTTAGATTTATTATCCAAAATAGATCAAGCTAAAGCCATGGGAGATACTCAAGGTCAAAAAGAATTAGCAGAGCAATTATCCAAAGAAATAGAGGGTAGAGAAGCTAGTAAAGATGAAATGGAAAAATTAAATATTTCCATAGGATCTTTAACTGCAGAAATGTTTACTTTTAATAGAAATGTTGCAGAATTTTTTCGAGAAATTGCAGCTAATGAGGCGTACCTTGCAGAAGGAGGTACCGAAATGGTAGTAAATACAGCCTCTGAAGCTATTAACTCTACTAATTTGTCAAAAGAACTTGCTGAAAAATATTTTGATCAAATATCAAATTATTTTAAAGATTTATTGGGTAAAAATAAAGAATTAACATCACCAGAAAATAACAGTGAAAAAAATAAAGATTTAATTAATGAAAATAGACCTTTAATAGATGCTTTAAAAACAGCTTTATCTGAAGTTTTTAAAGGTCCACAAACTTTTATTTTTGATTTGTCTGCAGATGCAAAAGAACTTCTTTCCGGACCAACTGCTGGGTTAAATGTAAATACAGGCCCTGGAAGTGGTCAATAAAAAATAAATATTTTATAGTAATAAAGTTTGATTAATTATGAAATCAAAAAGAGAAACAATTATATTTTATTTACCATTAAGCATGGACTCTTTAACTAGAGATGTTTCTCCAGTTTCTGGATTTCCATCTGTTTTTAATAATAACTCACTTCAATTAAATGGTGCTCAAAATGGATCTCAAAAAACAGATGGAGTTTATTGGGATAAAAAAAAATTATATATCAATCCATCTCAAATTAGAACTACAGAACAAAAAAATATAAAAGATACTTTAACAAAAGGTGGTTACTCAGTCCAATATTGGGGAGAGACTTTAACCTCTTTAGAAATCAATGGAACAACAGGATCTTCTGGCATTGAGGGTATTAATGTTTTATATTCAATATATAGACATGAACAACTACATTTTCCTAAAATTTTAGAAGAAAGAGATCGTAGATTAGCACAAGAAGCTCTAGATCAGGCTATTACCGGTGCTCAAGAAACTAGTAGCGTAGAAAACACAACGGCTTTAGGATTAACTATTGCTGATACCATTTTAACTGGTGGAGCTATCTCTGGGACTATTAATGGTCTTTCCAGTGCCGTCAGTGTTTTTTCTGACTTAGTTCAAAATGGAGGCTCCGATTATACACCGGCCTTGGCACCTTCCATTCCAACTTTAGCTGCTTTTGCCACTAATATTCAAATGTATCACGATGGAGTTTTTTATAGAGGTTTTTTTACTTCATTCGGTTTTAATGAATCTGGAGATACTCCAGGACTTTTTGATTATAATTTTTCTTTTAAAGTTACCAGAAAATATGGAGAAAGAAATAACTTTATGCCATGGCATAGAAATCCCTTGGATGCCAATGGAAAAACAGAAAAATCACAAGGACCTTGGGTATCCAAAGGAACCTACCCTGGAATTAATAGACTTTCCTTTCCATTAGAGCCGGTAGAGGGTGCAGAAGCCTGGCAGCAAAATGATTATGATAATTTTTATAGAAATGAAAATTCTGGAATTTTTACCGGAACTAGAGAACAAAAATCTGAATTTTTAGACCCAGAAATTTCAACAACAAATAACTCTATTTCTAGAAGAAAACTTATTACTGGATAGGTATAATCCTGCTATGAGTTTTAATGATTTATTAAAAAAAACAGCCCAAACCTTACAAAGAGTTAGAAAAGATATCACCACTGGAAATCCAGTTTATATTTCTGGCCCAGGGCTAGTAGAAACAGGTGTTTCCTTATATCTAGAAGATAATATTTTAAAATCTTCTAGTCCAAAATTTAGAAATATTACCTCAATGTCACCAGAGGCAGTAATTCTTGTAAAGAAAAAAGCTTTTTCAACTTTTTCGGCAGCTAATGATGTTCGGTTTATGGAAAAAACCGAAAGAATGCTATTAAGAGCAACCAAAGCTCTTTTTGCTTATAAAGTTCAACAAATTAGGTCATATGAAAGTTTAACTAAATTTGAAACTTTTTATACAAAAACTGGAACTTATAGTTTAAATTTACTCTCATCTATGATGAGACAAAGCTCATTTTTAACTTCTAATCCAAATTCTTTTACTTCTCAATTTTTGGGAAAATTAAATTATAAAAATGCAGATGAATATGCCAATGCTAAATTAGAAGAATGGTTAAATCAACCAGTTTCAAATTCTGAAGAATCTAAATCTTTAGTTTCTTCTGATTTAAAAGTTGATAACAATGGTTTTCTTAAAAAAGAAACAATTTTTGTTCAATCAAATAAAGAATTTATTTCCTCTCTTTCTTCTTTTGAAGCTAAAACAATTTTAAATTCTAAATTAGAATTTTTTAAAGCTGAATATAATTCAGAAATAACTGCGGGTATTAATGATCCATTTGCTTCAAATAGTAGTTCTTTTGAATTTAATCAATATTTTTCATCACTTGCGGACTACTATAGTTATAGCTCTACTGGTGATGCAAGAAATTCAGAGATTATAGAAATAATAAAAAGAAATGCTTTTTCTCAAGATACAAATTTAACTACATGGATTGTAGATCCAAATAGTATAGATTATTATCTTACTGGACCTGGAACTGGTGTTATAGAAATCACTAATTTTACAGATTTTATCTGCGATAATAGCACAGGATCTACTCCAGCTGGTGGTTCTTTTACTTTAGAGTTTCCATATGGAATTGGAAGAATAACGGATGATGATATCGAGATAGCCATAGAAGAAGCTCTTCGTGGCACCCTTGGTCTTTTTTCAGATTTAGCTTCTAATGGATTTATGTCTTCTGCCAATGGCATTACCAAGCCCGCAGTGGATGGCGTAACTTTAATTGGCGCTGGAACTTTGCTTAGTGGAACTGATATTTTAGATTCATCAATTGATATAGATTATATTAGAAAATCTTTAAGAGTTTTTTATTTAGGAAAACCAATTATTAATCCTTCTGATACCGTTCATTTTTTTATAAGAGGAAATAGATTTAGACAATCTCATAAAGGTATTGAAGATGATTTATTAACTGATGAATCAGAATATTCAATTAGTGAAAGTGTTTTTAAAGCAGAATATCAATTATACACTAATCAACAAGTTTCTTATGAAGATTATAAAAAATTAAGAAGAGAACAAGATAATTCTCTTGGAATGATTCAAGTATTTTGTGGTTATGTAGAAAATTCTACAGAGTCATATTCAAATGGAGCTACTTCCTTGAGAGTCTCGGTTAAAGATAACATGGGATGGTTATCTTGGAGTCGAGTCCCATCAGAGCCTATTTTATCTGATGTAAGCGGGATCTTAGAAGATCCACTAACACCTTATAAACTTAAGGTAAATGATACTTTTAGTGTTGACTATGAAAATATTGAATTATTGGATGAAAATAAATATTTATTAGACACCAATTTATTATCATATAATAGCGGGCTTTTAGCTGGAAGTAATGCAAATTCTTCAAATATTTATCAAGGACAGTTTAATGGTATTGGATCATTAGATGGTCAAAAAATTATGCAGCATGCAGATGGTTTTGTTTATAGATGGAAAACTGGAATCATTTCCGCTACCGCTAATTTCAACACAGTTGGTGGTAAAAGCTCTGCAGAATTAGCTCAATATACTCAATATTATGCTCCAAGTGCAGTTAAAAATCCAGTAAATAATTTAGATGTTGCTAATATCATTTCTACATTAGTGGCTGGAGAGCCATATAATTTGCTTAGATTTATTGAACAATCTTTTGAGGCAGGCAATAAATCTTCAAGGTATACAGCAACTCTTGGATCCAATGATCCTTTAACTGGATATCTAGATTCTATTAGAAAACAAAATAAAATTTATGGAAATTTTAAACCATATAGATTATTTACTCAAAATTCTGCAACTTTAGAAATATTATCTTTACAGGGCAGAAAACAAGAATTAAATAATGAAATTAAAGTTTTATCTAATAGAAAAGCAAAATTAAATGAACAAATTTTAAAACTAAAACAAAATACTCCAAATACTCCTATAATTGCTGCTTTAAAAGCAGAAGTTAATTCTATTACTGCTTCCTTAAATTCTAGACTTGGTGATGTATTAAGTGTAAATAATGCTATTAACTCTGCAGAGCAATTATCTTCCAGTTCTTTATTTGGAACTCTTTTTGATCCTCAAAATTCTGCACCACTTTTTTTGGGCGCTACTAAAGATGAGCATGAAGAAATTGTAAGAACTATGTCTAAAGTTGGAGCTTTAAGAAGAATTGAAGATGTAAGATTAAATAGAGATAATAATTATTTAATTATTTCTGATCAATATGATACTGCTGATATTAGACCTTTTATATTGGGTATGAATAATTCACAATATAAAAAGTTTGACGGAGAATATGAAGGTATTTATGAACTTTGTGTTTCTGCTGCAAAACATATTCATATGGAATTTTTTTGTAATTCCCAGGGTCACCTAGAGTTGCGACCCCCGCAATGGAATAAAACTCCTTTGACATTGCTAAGAGATTTAGTAAGATATAAAAAAATTACTGGAAAAGATATTATTCCTGATTTTATTACTTCTTCTTTAAAAACTAGAGAAAAAGTTTTATATGAAAATATATATTATTCAAATGTTAGAATTGTTTTAGTAGCCCTTTTGCTAGGCAGATTTCCAGATTCTAGTTTAATTCCTAGTTTAAAATATACCACTTCTGTAGAAGCATTTGCAGAATCAACTACTATTACTGATTCTTCTATGTCATTTTTTGGAGTGACTTTTTCCAGCGGAGAAGATCCAGTAGCTAGTATTAAAACTAATAGTTATACAGCAAATGAGTCAACTAATTTTAAATTTGATAGTATTGGAGCCCAAACTTCTTTATCTAATAGTTTAAATAGAGGCATCTCTTTGAAAGTATCTTTAACAGATGATGTTAAAATTATGGATGGAGATACCGAAACTTTATTAGGAGAATTTGATGCTATTGCTATAGCTTCTCAAACTTTAGTTGAAGATCTTCAAAATGCAATTTTTGGTTACGGAGACCCTGTTGCTAAAAGTGTTGCAACTACTGATAATCTCAATAAAATAAGAAATGAATTTAAAAAATTAACTGGTAGAGATCCTGCTTCTGGTCTTTATGCTAAAGATAAATTTGAAGATAAAGATCTTTTATTTTCTGAAAATTTAAAAGCAGAAAATCAACTTTCAGAAGATCAAGTAACAACTTCTTCTGCAAAAATTAATAATTTAATTAGAGAATTAGAAATAACTATTTCTACAAGAGATTCTTATGTTAGACTTTTAAAATCAAGTTTACAAAGAAAACAAGAATTAGAAGAAGCTATCGGAATTCTTACTAATGAGGGTAATGTTCTTAATTTAGAAACTCCTGCTGTCCAAGGAACTTCTGGACTTTCAAATATTTTAAGTGGAGCTCAAGAGGTTCTAGAAAGAACCTCTGATGTTATTCAAACTACAATAGATGTTATTACAGGAGATACTTATCAGTCTACTCCATTTGATTATTTAATTGAAGATGATACAGTTAATATTTTAGGATATGGATCTGGCAAAAGATTTATAGTTTATGATGATCAAATTATTTCTGCTACATTTTCAGAAAATTCACCACAATTTACAAGATGCGATGTTATAGGAGATACTCCTTTAAATTTAACTGGAGAATTAGCTAGTCAAACAGACGGTAAATTACTTTGGGCTGGAGCTACAGATTTTGATCTTTGGAGACAATATGGTTACAAAGTTGAATCACTAAATATTCCATTTATTACAGATTCTGAAACTATGGGTAAACCCTTTGCAGTTTTAGAGCTTATTTTGGCCGGCGCAGAAGTAAACTCTGGAAACTTGACTATTATAGGAAATGAATTTTATCAAGCCGGAGATACAGTTTATATACCTTCTAAAAATTTACTTTATTATATAACTTCTGTCGGTCATATTTTTAGTTATAGTTCTGCAGATTTTACAACAAACTTATCTATAAAATATGGAAGACCACCCGGTGTTTATCTTCCTAATCCTATGGATATTTTTGGTCAACAAACTTTAGGGAAAAGTGATAGCACTTTTCTAACTTATCGCTCTAGTCGATCTGATGATAATTATATTCCATTATCTCCAGAATGCACTCTTCTAATTCCAAGTATAATTTCTGGAGGTGAAAGTTCTAGCCCAGGGATAGATTTATTATCTTATGGTAATAATAATCCTAGATTTACAGAAATGATGTCTCAATTATCTACTGGATATTTATCTGGAGAAAGATATCTTTTATTAAGAGCTTTTATAAAAGAAGAAAATGATGAAGAAGGTTCTCAGTATGCAGCCAGGGCTTTAAGTGCTGTTAGATCTATTTTTGAAAATCCAATTCAAGTAACTTCTTCTAATTTAAATAATATTTCTAATTTAAGTATTAATTTATCTGGATCTTTAGGTTCACTTGGAAATAAAGTTGGACTAACTGGAAACGGGGTTGGAGCTTCTATTACCGATAGATATACTTCTCAGCCAATGTCTTTGCCTAATTCTAGGATTGCTTATCCAATTCCATCCGAAAAAATTATTGAGCAGATCTCTGTTATTAATAAGAAAAAAGATACCAATGTTGGTAAAATTCTTTGTCTAGATAGAAAACTTTTTGGAGCCCTAAATTCCCAGGTTAATTTAGGAGTAAATGGTAGTTCAAGTTCTATTTATGATATTTTTCCAAAGGATGGACCAAGACAAAGATCTTGGATAGATATTCGTGATAGACTAGATGATTGGTTGTCAAAATATCATAATATTATTGAAGTAGGGGTAATCACCATTCCTGCCAAGATTATTCCGAGGTCGTAAAATGAGTAAAATAATTCAAGGAATTATAAACGCCGTTAGAAACGATATTTTTGAAAATCTTACCTCCATGATTCCTCAAGAGGTAATTATCAAAGAAATATCAAGTAATGGAACTATAGTTGCAAAACATACTTCGGCTCCAAGTGAAATTCTTGATACAGAATTAGGATCCATAACTGGTGGACAATTTGGTTTATTTTATAAACCTCAAACTGGATCTAAAGCTCTTGCTATTAGAGTTTTTCCTGGATCTACAAATCACACTCAGATTATTAAAGGAATTTTCAATCCTGCTCAACAAAATCATGAAAGTATGTCAGAACCTTTGCCTAATACAGAACAAGGTGTCATGATTGATGGAAACTATGAAGTTGAACCCGGAGATATTTTATTAAGAAGTTTGATTAATCAAAAATTATTATTTAAAGCCTATAAAGGACAAAGTGGAACAATAGAATTATTAGAAAATAATGGAAATGGAATTTCTATTGAAACTTTAAATTCTTCTACATTTTTAAATAATATTTCTCATTATTCACAAATAATTTCTGCTGCTTCTAGAAGCTTTTCTGGAGAATATCATCAGAAATCAAAAAATGAATCAGATCAAATTAAATCAAATTCTAATATGTATGCGGTTACTCGTCCAGATTTAAATACTGAAAATAAAATTGGATTACTCTATCCGGCAAAAGCCTATGATGCTAAAATTATGAATAATCCAAGAAATGTTCCATTAACATTTTATAAAAAAATAATTAATCAAGTAACTGAAAAGGCTAAATTTATTGGTTTTGAAAATGAAAAGCAAATTTTAAATTTAACAAATAATCCAGATAGTGCTTACGATAGTGTAGAGCTGGGAAGATTTTATGAAAGTAGAAATCTTTATAATCTTTTTTACATGGCACCAGATCAATTATTGCAAGTAATTTCTGGAAATTTATTATCTGAAGAAAATAATTATAGTCCAATTAATATTAACTATGGAGTTACTTTATTTGATGATTTTAAAAATTCAAGAGATTCTTATCAAGTTATTGAGGATAACAACCCTGCTTTTATTAAAATAAAAAATAATTTTAGCAGAGGAATTGGTTATCATTTTCAATTAAATACTCATACAAATATTAAAGAAGATTTTATTTCTTCAAATAATACAAGAGTAATTCTTGATAAAGAAGGGGTTTTAAAAGTTAATATTCCAAAATCATCTAGATATGGTAATGTTATGTATGTAGATGAAACTTATTTTATGAAAGATCCAGACAACTATACTCCCCAGATTACTAATGGATTTGCGCAACCAAGTTCTTTGGAGAAAATTCCAGTTACATTAAGAGATAATGATGGAAAAATTATTTTTCCGCCCTCTAGTGGTGATCCAGCGGCTTTAGCATTATCAGTCAAGGGATTAAATACCACTAGATATTCTGGCATAGAATTTTCAAATTCAAATGGTTATTTTGGAAAATCAGATGTTAATGGTTTAAAAATTAGGGTTAATACTACTAAATATCATAATATGTATGCTGCCTGCGAAATGCTTTTGGCAAATTACATTACATCTGTAAATCCACCACCTCTTGTAAGCTCTGTTTTGTCTGGTGTCGCAACAATTGGTATGGCTGTTTCTGAAACTTTTGAAAAATCAAGCGCTAGATTTGAAGGCTCTCTCTCCAATCCTAGCCAAAAAGAATACCAAAAAGCTTATGGAACAGTTCTAATAGATCCTCAAGATCCTATTATTAATCCAGGTGGCTCATTTGTTTTTGGTGGGAAAATATATTCAGATCTTCCAGTCTATTCTAATAGTGATTTAGATCAGTCGGAATCAGATCCATCTTATAGTGGAGTTAGCGCAAATATAAATTTAGAAGGATCTTTAGAGACTTCTATTGGATCTGACGCAGCCGATGGAAAAAGCATTACACTTGATACCCAAGGTGGTGCAGTTATGTGGTTTGGTAAAGATAAAAAAGGTAGAAGCTTATCTGTACAAACTGATGGTGATACCATGTTTAATATTGGGGGACATTCTAGTGATGGAACTTGGAATCCCGGTAGATTAGATTTAAGAGTAAATTTAACAAATAAAGGACTTATGGATGAAGAGGAGGGTAATTCTGGTGATAATCCGGAAGCCATTGATTCAGATTTTATAATCTCTATTAGTGAAAAAGGAATTGTAATTTCTGGTATGAAAAATAATACTCCTATGATGATAAATAATGCTGGATCAATAACTCTTCAATCTAGAAATGGCATTATTTTAAATGGAGGTATGGGGGGAGTCAAAGTTCTTGAAAAGAGTAGAGTTCCAAAAGATGCTGGAACACCTACCAATACAGCTAATAATACTTCTGGTAATCCAACTGATGCAGAAAGAGTTGCGGAAGTTGCTGCAGAAATTGTTGATTTAACAACGCAATTAACTTAAAATATTTATTTAAAAAAGTAAAATAAATTCTATGAGTAATACACCAATATCAATAACTTCTCTTGTCATTGGAGAAATTAATACTAATGAAGATCAAATTGCTGTTCAAGTAAACTGTGATCCAACTAGTCCAGATTTAGAAGGTACCAAATCCTTTCTTACTGCATATTCTAAAGTTATTATTCCATCTAATACTGCAGACGCTATTCCACTATCTGGTGGAGCAATTGTACAGGTTAATACCAATAATTCTAACTATAATTTTAAGAAAAAAGATACTACATCTTATGATGCAAAAGTAACAGCTATAAAAGAAAAAATTATTGCAAAATATTTATTAAAAGATTCTGCTTTAGGAAAAGATGTTTCATTTGCAGGATATAAACAATTATCTGATCTTAAAATTGCTTTAAATAGAACTTTTTATGAGATTTCAAAATTTTTAGGTTCTAGCAAAAATTTCTATGAAAAAGATGGCGTTCCAGAATTTATTTTAAGTACAGTTTTTAGTCAAAGTACTGCTTCAGATCTTCAAACAGTTTATAGTGAAAATATACAAAAAAATTTTAGAGATAAAAATATTTCTCCATTTGCTTCTTTTCAATTTATTCCATTTGAGTCAATTTTAGATATATATTCTGTATTAAGCCTTGTTAATGAAGAAGCCAAAGCCGGACCCGGAACTTTTGTAGGCAATTTTAATATAAAATTTTTAGATATATATAAAAAATTAAATGAATTAAATCAAAATCCAAATAATTTTACATCAATTGAAATTCAAAATATTATTTCTGTTGCAATTTTAGAAATTTTTCCACTCTATAGAATTGGAGAAGAGGTTCTAATTGCAGAAGCAGATGATAAATTACAATTATGTGGATATTACACATTTTTTAATTCTAATTTTTATATCAAAATGCCAGACCTCTCTGGTAGAGATTCTGCTGAATATTATAGTAATTTTACTACTAGAGAAGATAATGGTATTAAAGAATCTTTATTTTATATTCTTGAAATTTTAACAAAAAATGACTCAACTTATGAGTATTGTCCACTAGTATTGAAATATAATCAGCTACCATCTCTTACTCTGAAAGATGGTGAAATTTCTTACCCAGAAAATTCCGGTAGTCAAATTGATGAAGAAATTATTTATACTGGATTAGATTCTATCTATTTACAAAATTCTATAAATAATTTAAATCAATTTAAATTAAAATATTATTTAGCACCTTTAATAAAATCTAATGCTGCAAATAACAATATTCAAGATAATAACAATAAAAGTTTAGATAAAAATTTAGAAATAAATTATTCTCAACCAATTGAGATTGCTACAATTCCATTAGATTATAAACCTTTATATTTTAGTACTACACAAAATATAAAAGAAGAAGTTAATAATTTATATAAAAAATATAAAACTATTCCTCTTTTTGAAAATAATACAAGCAAATATGGAGTAACTTCTGTTGATACAATTTTATCTTCTATAAATAGACCAGAAATTGTAATTACAGATAGAGAAAATAATCAAATTATTGATAGTAGAGAAGTTTTATTCTACTCAACACAACAAGAGCATACTAGATATATTATGTCTGGTAACTATCCTCGTTTTTTACTTAGCGCCCCAGATTCTACTTCTTCTTTTAATTATTCAAATGAAATTACTATTCCAAAAGATATTGATACAGTTATTCCAGAACATTGGATAGAATTAATTTCACTTGATTCTACAGTTGATTCTGGAATAGATCCAAAAGATTTGATTTTAAAACTTTCATCTTCTGGAATAAATAAATTAAAAAAATATTTTAAAACTGACAATACTATTCCATCTACTGATACAGAACAATATTTTGATTTATCTGATACTACAAATAAAATTTGTTTTGCTACATATATAATTGATGATACAACCGGACAATTCGTAAGACTTCCTGGACCAAATATAAATATTTCCCTAGGAGAGGCAAAAATTACCTCTATTAGTCCAAATGGATATCTTGGAGGTAACCCGCTTAGAACTAATGATGAAATATCTATTGAAATTATTGGTGAAAATTTAGAAAGCGCAGAAGAGGCACTTCTAGTAGTAGGGGGCACTGGAGATAAAACAATTGCCAATAAATTGGATCCAGGTTTTATAGCTACTTCTAATTCGGTTATAATAAATATTAATAAAAAATGGTCAGAGTTGACAACTAACCTGGGAGAATTTCCAGTTTATCTTAAAGTTAAAAAAACTAAAAATAAAGAAACAAATAAAGATATTGTTGTTTATATATCTCTTGATAGTGCAACCTCTGCAACTTTACCTAGAAAAAGTTCTGATAAAGTTAATTTTGGTTCATTTAATTCCATTTATTATAAACCAAAAGGAGTAACTAAAGATTTAACTTTTACTTCTATTAATAATAATGGTCCCGACTCTATTCCACTATTATTTAGTGGAAATAGTGCTAAAATAAAAATTGGATGTACTTCTAATATTTTTACATCTCAAAACAAAAATAATATTTTTGCTTATCTAGCTTTAAAAAGTAAAGCATTAGTTGAAACTTTTGGATTAAAAGAAGATGTTATTTCTATCAACATTTATGGAGAAACTTATTATTCTAATAAAAAAATAATATGGTCTTTTGGAGACCAAAATTTTTCTAAAAATATTTTATCTAACTTTGCTGAAATTTCTATTCCCGGACCTATAGAATCCGGCCCATATAATGTTAGAGCTTTAATTGATGGACCTATAACATCAAGTAAAGCTTATTTAATTTTTTCAAATGAAATTTTTACTTCTGATTCTACAATTTTGTTTTCAGAGTCTGATAAATATTCTTCGGCCGCTGTTCTTCAACTTGGATCAGATGATCCAGATAGACGAGCTTTTATTAATCCTCCATATATTCTTGGATTAATTGCTAAATCAGATAATCAAAAAGATTGTATTTGTAATTTTGATATTTCTAATATTGCAAATGCAAATAAAACAGAAAAAGATAGTATTAATTTTAAAATTAAAAAAGCAATTCCATCTCGTATGATTTCCGAATCAAGACTGAACGAAATTAGAAATGAAAAAATATCTGTTCAGGATACACTTGATCATCTTTTTATTATATTTAATGCACCAAAAAAAGATAAAAAATATTATAAAGATTGTTATCAATTTTATATAGGTTCTGAAGAAATCACTAAAAATTTGGTTGGAAAAATAACTTATCTTTCTAGTAATATTGCCTGTGCTTATTTCAGGGGTATATCTTCATTAAATCTAAATGGATATTCAGATGTATCTATTAGCATAGATGATTATGAATATAATTCTATTTATGGTTCTGAATTATATACAAAAGTTTCAAAAACTCTTAACTCATCAGATTATGAAATAACTACATCAAATGATATTCAAGTAGTTAAAATTAAAAATTTAGAAGCTAGAAGAATAGAAACTTATTTTAGTAATTTTAAACAAAATAGTGCATCTTTAATTCTTCCAATTATTGATTCTAGTGGTTTAACATACTACCAAAAATATGGATATGTAAATAAATCTGATTCTTCAGATAAATCAAATAGTAGTGGTGCAATATATAGATCAATAATTGGTGGAAATTCTTCTTCTGATTTGTATATTAAATTTGTATCTCCTATTAAAATTAAACCAATTAATTTAGAAATTACCTTTGGAAATTTAGAATCTACCATTCTACCTGAAAGTTCTAATAAAATTTTTGGTGCTTTTTTATCTGATGAAATTAAAAAAGATGGATTTCTTGAAGAAAATGTAATTGTTGTAAATTCTAATACTTTAGATGTAATTCAAAATAGAGATAGTGCTGTAAAATCTGCAGAATCTATTTTAACAGAAACAAGTTCAAAAGTTTCAAATATTTCCAGTAGAAATCAAGAAGTACTAAGTAATCCTGATAACTCTTCTGATGCAGCTATTGCATTAGCAACTTCATCAAATAATTCTATTCTTGATTTAAATAATGCTACAGATAATCTTCAATTTTTAATAAATGATGCTAATGCTACTGCTGCTCAAATCACTGCCGCTGTAGAGCAAGTAAATTCACTAATGAGGCAAGCATCTGCATTAACTGATGCTTTATCTAGTGCAAATTATAGTTTATCCGGAATAGTAGATTCTGTACTAGATGCAAATATAGGTCCTAGTGGAAGGTCTACTTCTATAAATTCTTTAAATCAATACTATACTTATTTACCTGAATCATTTGAATATGATTCTGGTTTTATATCTAAATCATCTGATAATCAACTTTTTATTATAGTATCAACATTTATAGAGCAAACTCATGTAATTGAAGCTAAAGTTCCAGAAATTTATAGTATTACTACAAAATTTGATAAAACAGAATATTTTCAAAATAATTTTTCAAATATAAAACTAGGCTCCTCACCTCTAGAGATAATTGTAAAAGTAAAAGGTGGAGATAAGGATTCAAAATTTGAATTAGGTGGTTATAGAACTAGTTCAAATTTTATTAAAAGAGATGGAGAATTTTATATTTATAGTGTTATTTTAGAGCCCTCAGTTTATAATTTAAATTTTTCTGGATCAGATTGTGCTAAATTTATTATTACAAATTCAAATAGAAATAGATTAAAAGCTGAAAGAGTTTTAGATCCAACTGCAGGTCAAGATATTGAAAAATTTTTTGATAAAGCAAAAAGTTCTATAGATAAACAATCTAAAAAATCTTTAGATGATATTATTGATAAAGCTAAACTTAAAGTTGGTCCAGTTATATATGATAAATCCCTTACAGCTAAAGAGGCTTTAAAAAGTGTTTGTGATTTATCATTTCATTTAACAGCAGAAATTTCTGCTCAATTAAAATTTTTAAAAATTCTTTATATTCCTATTAAAGTTATTTTTTGTATTATTGACGTTATTTGTGCTTTATTAAATCCTGTAAAATTAGCTTTTGCAGTAATTCGATTATTTGCTTGTTTATTTGATTTAATTTTATTGCTTCCACAAATCTCTATGCCAGTATTGTTTTTAACAATTTTATTGCATATATTAGAGTTATTACTTTGTGTTATTCAAAAAATTTTAGGAATTATTGTTGCTATTAATGAAACTATAACAGCACTAGATATAGCTGTCAGAAGAAGAGATTTTGAATCAATTAAAAATTTAGAATTAGTATTAAATGAACATCTTTTAACTATTGAAGCTGATTTGCAAGTTATTGAACCAATAGTTCAAATTTTAGGATTAATACTAGAGCTACTTCAACTGGTTTTTTCCTTCCCATGCCAGATCACCCAAGATGAAGATGAACCCGCTTGTATCGATCCTTCAATGTTAGCAGGATTAATTGTTGGCAGGGTTGCTCCAAGAGGTTTTATTGTTCCAGATGCTATGATTCCATTGGCACAAGACTATACCAACCTTTCAGTAGAAAGAACTGGTGAAAATGGAAATACACCTGATTCTGAAAATAATGATCCAGAACAAATTATAGATGTTGATTATAATAATCCACCAGAAGATGGGGCTGGTAATCCTGTCAACAATGTTTTATATAAAGTTTCTGAAGCCATTAATAATGGTACCTATATTGTTGTTCCAAACAACACCGGATATGCAGGAAATCCACTTCCTGATCTTATTGATTCTCAAACAAATGAAAATAAAGTAGTTTTAGAAGGTGGATATTTTTCAGGCGATCAAGATGGTGATGGATTTATAGATAATATAAATTATGGAAAGTTAAGATTTAATGGCGGAACCTTTGATGGTTCTTTTGGAATTTCTTGCACTAAATCTAAAAAAAGATTCTCATTTGGTACGGCTACTTTAGATCGAAAAAATGATCCTAGATTTGTAGAATTCCAATTTAAATCAGCTGGTTTAACTAGTGATTATGCCTGGGGCATTATTGGAATTTTCTTTAAGAAAAAAATTATAGATGATTTATTTACATTAGATTCTCCTCCAGCTATGTTGAGTAAAAATGGCAATTCCCTAGAAATTCATACCGGATCAACAATTAATCAAGAAAATATAAAGTTAATTAGCCCCATTGATGGATTTTCCGATTTTATCGAATATGCTGGAACTGGATCTAATGGAACTTATACCTATAAAGCAAAACCACTGGTGGCAGATATAGAAGTTATTGAATCTACAATTGATCCAATTACATATGAACCAATTACTACTACCACCACTGTGACAAAAACTTTTGGAGGAATACCATCTTTTGCCATTGTAGATGAAAAATTTAACGTTTATTTTATAGAAGAAAATGGATTATCAATTAGATTTGATGAAATTAATGGAATTAAATATCCAGTAGTTGATAATATTTTTGCAAAAATGATTAATTTTCCAGCCGCAGAAACTCAAAAATTTGATAGAGAAGAAAGACAAGTTATTAGAAAAACGGCTTCTTATGAACAAAAAGGAGGTTTATTTAAGAGCCGGATGGTAGACGATTTACTAAATTATTGTGCTCAAGGAGGTAATTCAAGTTCTGGAGTCTTTAACCAAGGATATCGCGAAGAACTTGGTGACGCTATTTTGAAAATGCAAGCCAATGCTGGATTCTTTGAAGGAATTTCCGTAGATATCTTTTTATTATTAAATGGTTCTGTTTCTTGGATAGAAAAAGATCCTGGTATATTTGGATCTAAAAAACCAATTGCCATCAGCGGTGATGGTAGTACTACTGATCCTTATACATTGTATTTGAATTATAGAAAGTTAAATGATGATTTATTTTTATCTGGAAACCCCTTTACAGAATTATCCGATGATTATGTAGGAGTAGGTGGAGCTTCTAAATTTAAAATTTATTTAGAAAATCTTTTAAATACTATAGATCCTACTGTTTTAATTGATAATCCAGAATTATTTAACTTCCCATATCTTGACTATGGTATTTATGATTTTGCTAATGGAAATTGGGCAGAAAATGATGACTTTCAATATGCTATTAATACTATTGATGTCTATAATTTTCCACAAATTTACTTTGTTGATTTAAGACAAGTAGCGGATGATATTGCTGCCGCTTGTGGTGCTTCTCAAACCAATGAATTATTATTAGATCTTCCAGGATTTAACTCAGATTTTGGAGGAGACATAGTTAGACCATATCTTAATTGTGTCACAGATTTTATAGACTTCTTTGTTGGAGAAAAAGGTATTGTTGTTAAGATAAGAGAAAAATTAGCAGTTGGAGATATTCCAAGTACTATATCTGTGGAAAGTGTAATGTCAGCTTATACTAATTTGGTTGATTGTACAAATAAAGCAATTGACGATTCTTGTAAGTTTGTTATTAATCCATTAAATACTACTTTTAAATTAATTGAAGATACTGATGAAACTGATTTAGAAGGATATATTGATCCATCCAATATTGTTACAGAAGTTGTAACAGACGGTGCCGTATCTACCATGCCTACCATTACTGGCGCCATGGAATATGCTTCTGGAATCGGTGATTCGGTAACTATAAAAGCTGGAGATTCCGCTACCATTCAAATCATACCTAGAGATTCATATGATGATGAAATCATTGATTCTTTAGATGCTAGAGAAAAAATTGCGATTACAATTGTTTCAGATACTACTGCTACTGGTGCTAGTATTGAGAAAATAGATAAAAATCAAGATCTTTTATGGGCAAAAAATGGATCTATTTATACTGCCAAAATAACTTCTAAGACTCCTGGTAAAGTTACCATTAAAGCAAGTATTTGCAATGTAATAGTTCAGGCCGTAACAGATAGGGGTATTTCTACTGTTATTACAACTACTACTACTGGAGATTCTTCAGATTGTATTCCCGATGCTACAGCTACCACTATTTCGCCAGAAATCTTTCCACCGGGAGCTTTAGTCAAAGTTGATAGAATTTTAACTGTATTATTTACTGGCAATCAATTTGTTGATTCTACAGATGATTCTGGTAATGGAACTCCAAGTCTAAATCCTCAAGTAGCTTTTACAGATATGGTAAATTAATGTCTTCTCAAGCAAATATTGATAAAATTATAGGAATTATTTCTGATAACAATCTTCTTTTTGGATCAGAAGAATCTAGTTTTATAAATATATTAAAAGAAGCTCAGGCTAATGTTTCAGAGACTTTCGTAGATATAGATGAACAAGATAATTCTAATAAAAATTTTTATAAATATGCTTTTAGTTTAATTAATACAGAATTTGATACATTTATTAAATCAATTGAAGATACAAGATCTAGTTATTTACCATCTAGTATTTTTGAAGCTATTACATCAACAATTAATAATCCAGATGGAATAAGCACCATTTTTGAAGAAATATCTAATGAATCAACGCCATTAGAAAGTTATCAAAATGCTTTTTTTAGAATGTTAGGGCTTCCATCTTGGGAAGATATAGATGAAGATACTAAAGGAATAACTTTATCAATAGTTGATAGCAATGGTATATTACAAACTAATAAAGTTAATGCTGAAAATATTTATACTTCTTATTTAGATATAAGACAAGCTTTTAGCACTATTGGATGCAACGCTGGAATTTCACATTTTAATCTTGTTGATACTAATATAAGTTCAGCAGATTTTTTAAGAAAAGAAAGAAATTTTTCTGAAGAAGCAGTTACAGAAATACAAACTTTTTCAGACATACTTAATCAACTAATAGAAGCCGATCAAAATTCCGAAGATGTAATACAAAATTTAGAAACTAAATATAATAATTATATATCAGCATTATTATCTAAAAAAATAGAAGATGGAAAAAATTTATTGCAAAAAGTAGAGGAAATCTATCAAAAAGATAGAAGTGGAGGAGATCCTATTTCTTGGTCTATTAAGACCCCAAAAGAATTTTATGATAATAATCAAGAAACTTTTAAAGCAAATTATACTGGATATTTATTATTTATTTATTATGCGTACATAAGTGAAGATTCCTCTAATTTCTTAAACTCTAATGATATAAATAAACTTTATAATGATTTAATTTTAAAAGAACCTAGTGATCTTTCTTTAAATAATATTGAAAAAAATATATATAGTTATTCTTCATTACTTTTTCCATTAGTTAAAGATGGAAGAATTTCAAAATGTATTAATGATTCAAACAAAATTGTTGCAGAACCATTTTTACCAATAACAAAAAGAATAGTTAATGGAAATTATTTAAAGTCTAGTTTGCTAGAAACTATTATTAGAATAAGGACAGATGTTATTTCCGGAACTAAAGCCTACGAAGATAGTGCCATACCTTATTTAATAGGAGAAGATAATAGTAAACAAATAGCTCAAACAAGTGTTTCTGGAGAGCTTTTAGGTTATTTAGAATCATTATTAATTATTAGAATGCTAGATACACTAGAAGCTTTAGCTGAAAGTACTAAAAAAAATATAGAACAAATCTCTGTAACGCAAAGAAGAACCGGTAAAGGTCTTTTTGGAAGTTGCTATGATCCAAAATCTTCAGTTCTATCAGCAGTTCCAGTAGTTGATAGAGAACTCTCTAAAGAAAGAGTTATTTTAAATAATTATGCTCTTATTGAAGATTCTATAATGTTATTGCTTGGTACTAAAGATTCTGAACAAGATTCTCTTAATCTTCAAACTGATATTAATCGCAATTCCTCTATACCTGATTCTTATCTTATGTCTTCTTTGGTAAATTTAGTTCAAGTTCCAAGAAAATATATCAATCAAAGAATTGAGCAAGAAGATAGAAAAGCAAAAACTGAAAACTCAGTTGGAAGTGGGGTTGCTAAAGATTTAGAAGTAATAATTGGAATCAGAAGTGGTGTTGGAATTGTCGATTTAATTGCAATAATTATTGCTATGCTCACAATTGAAGAAAAATATTTAATTTCTTTAATGACTAAATCTCAAATAGATATGATGTATCTTCAAGTTAATCCTGATACTTTTGATGATGAAAGAAAAAGACAAATTTCAGAAATTCCTATTGGAGAAGCTGTTAATGTTTTAACAGAAAGAGTTTATTCAGTATATAAGTTATTTGTCGAACTATTGGTGGGGTAAATAATTAAATGCATAATTTTACCTATATTTATCTATTATTTTTCTATAGATAATTAGGTTGAAAAATGTCATTTGATTTAAAAATTTTTAAAGGTGATTTGCAGATAGATAATTCTGGATATATTGTTACGGTCTCTGGAAATCAAAAATTAAGACAAGATATTATTAAAATTTTATTAACTGCTTATGGTGATAATAAGTATCATCCAGGATATGGCAGTGGATTGGGACAAATAGAAATTGGATCTACAGATTTTAAATTAACAGAAGCAGAAATAAAAAATACTGCTTTATCTGCAATAAACGGACTAATTGCTATGCAGAAAAGACAAGCAAGATCTCAAACTTTATCTCCGGCAGAAGTTATAGTCTCTGTTTTAGATATTGGTGTTTTAAGAGATAATGTAGATCCAAGATTATATAATTTAAGAATATCTGTTCTAACCCAGCAATTGACAGAAGTTTTTGATAATATTACTATTAGGTTAATGTAAGAGGTATTTTATGGCTAGTTCTAGAGGTTTTAGTGATATCGTAAATTCTATGATTGAAAGGCTTAAAATTAGCCAACCAAATTTAGATACCAAGCCTGGAAGTGTTTCTAGAGATCTTTTTATTGATCTTCCAGCTGACCAAATTGCTAGATTTTACAATGTTTTAAACGTTGTATCTCAAAAACAATCTTTAGCATCTTCTTCTGGTCAAGATTTAGATTTATTGGCTAGTAATTTTGGTATAGGTAGAAAAACTGGATCTCCAGCTTCTGGATTTATTGTTATTTGTACAAATAATTTATCTTCAGATATTCCAATTCCAACTGGTACTACAGCAACTTCTAGAAATGGTCTAACTTATAAAACTCTTGGAAATTATTCCATGTCCGTTGGAGATAAGGGCAGGTTGAGTGCTAATGCTAATAGATTAAAAAAATCTTTAAATTTAGCTGGTATAACTGCTAATTATGCTTTGGAAGTTCCAGTTCAATGTACAAGAATTGGTACTGCCGGAAATATCTCTTCCCTTCAAATGATTTCTTTGGATGTCAATCTTAATGGATTAGTTGTAACAAATCTATCTTCATTTTCTGGCGGTCAAAATCGCGAAGGAGATGATGGATTTAGATCTAGAATTTTGTCTATATTCAGTGGGGCAAATATTGGAACTAGTGCTGGTTATAGAAATGCAGTTTTATCATTGAATGGAATTCAAGATGCTATTGTAGTGGAACCAGGAAGCTCTCTTATGTTAAGAGATGGAACTGAAACTATAGCAACTTCTGACGGTGGAACTAGAATTTTAAATTCAGGAAATGGTGGAAAAGTAGATATTTATGTTCTTGGAACTAAAACTGAATCAATTTCTGAATCATATATTTTTACAGATCTATCTGGAAAAGGAGATCCCACTCGAGAGGAAAATGACTATGTTCTTGGACAACAAAATCAAGATTTAACTAGAACAATAGAAGAAAGAAGATTTTTAGCTTTAAAAAATAATAATTTACCACTTCAACCGGTCAGCAATGTAATTTCAATTACAGGTAGTCAATCTGGAGAGCTAGTTCAAAAATATATTAACCAATATGGTGAAACAATTGGAAATTTTGAACTAATAAAAGATGTCTCAGATAGTGTTGGCGGAAGTCCATTTGGTTATGATAAAATTCATTTTATCTCTGGATCTAAAAAAGTTCTTGGAGAATCAATTTCTAAAGGTACAATTAATAGTATTGATTCTTTAAATTTTACAGATATAAATAATTTAGAATATGTTTATTTAGATATTTCAGAAACTAATGAAGCTTCATTTGTTAATAAAACTAATAGAAATATTATAAATCTTATTCACAAACCAGTTATTAGAGTTAGCCGAGTACAAAATTTAACTACTGGTGAAGTTTATATTATTTCTGATCAAAATTTTGATGAAAAAACTGGTCTTAATATGGACGGACAAATTACAATTTCTGGTAGACAACTACCTACTCCATCTGATGTAATTTCTGTTAATTATATTTGGAGAAAATATTTTGATCCTGCCGTTGATTTTGCAGGATATGACAATATATCTGTTTATAAAACAAGATCTAGTAATGATGTTATAGATTGGACTACTCCTAATGGTATCTTTAAAGAAGAATCTTTAATTACATTAAGTAATGACGCTTTAGAGTATCAAGTTGAAATATTAAATAATATTACTTCTATTGCTTCTATTTGGACTGAATCTTCTATAAACTCAATAATATCAATTATTACAGTAAATGGAGTAGAAAGTTTTGGTGTAGATTTATCAGTTCTTAATGAAACAATTAATAATGTAATTTCTATTAGAAGATCTTCTGATAGTTTAGAATTATATAATACAACATTAAATAATGGTAGTATTATTGGGAAAAAAATTATTCTACCTACAGATTCTATGGGCTCTGCCGGTGAGGCTGTTGAAGTTTTCTATAATAAAATAGAATTATATAACTTTGAAGGGACCGATGGAACTTTTTCCAATAATATAATTACTCTTCCAAGTGAGCAGGCTAGAGACGCTCAGGGTATTAATACTTTAGTCGATAGTTTATTTGCAAACCAATCACCTATTTATGTTTCTTATGTTTCTAAAATAGACTTTTTAATTTCTCAAACAGATTTAGTTAATTTGCCTATTCAATCTATTGCCAATGCCAATACATTAATCAGCATTGGTGGAACTATAGATATTTTAAATCAACCAATTGATTTTAATTTTATTAATTCAATACCATCTTCTGTATTTAGATATGGTCCGGCTCAGTTAAGATTTGTATTTTCTTCGATCACTAATCCAGGAAAAATAAAAGTACAAGGCATTTCTTTTAATAGATATAATTTAGAAATATCTGGAATTAATACTAATGGTAATATTATTGACATTACAAATGCTTTATCATCAAAATTAAATATATCTTCAATTCCAGATACATATGGTATTGCAAAAATAGATAAAGCTTCTTACTTATCAGGTGGCGTTTCTTATGATTTGGATATTCACGGTTATGGATTATTAAATAATTTATATGATCAAAATAGATCTTCTAAAGATTCTTTGTTATCATCTTTAAAATTTTCTATACCATCTCATTCTAATAATCCTATTTCATTTAACTCTGGCGATACCATTATCGTATCTTGTCAAATTTTTAATACCAATGAGCAAGAAGATATTTATGCTAGAACTTCTGGAGTAAAAATTACAAATAATATTTTTGGAAGAATTAACTCTATATCAATTTTAAATGGTTTTAAAAATGCATCTGGAATTTTAAAAGGAACGCTTGAAGCTACAGCCTTTACTCAGCCAATTTCTTTTACAAATTATAATGTTGATTATTCATTTTTGGCTCCAAAAAATGGAGAAAGATTGCAAATTACATATAATTTAAATAGACTTGTTATTGATGCAACCCAAGCAGTTGAGGCTTCTAGACCAATTACTGCAGATGTTTTAGTAAAAGAGGCTTTTGCAATATCAGTAGATGTATCTGGAACTATTTTAATAAATGATGATTTTTTAACAGAAGCAACTTCTATAGAACAAAATGTTATTACAGCAATTACTGGTTTATTAACTACTAATTCGCTAGGATCAAGAGTTGATTATTCTGATGTTTCTTCTATTGCCGCAGGAGTAAGAGGCGTAGATTCAGTTAATATTTCTTTATTTAATAAGTCTGGTGAAACTGGAAGAAAAGCTTTTATTTATGCCTTAGAGAATCAGACTATTATTCCTGGTACAATTATTATAAACGCAGTTTCAAAAGATAAATTTAGAATTAATTAGGGCAAAAATGGCTTTAAGACCAAATACATTACAGGTAATATCATCTACCCAATTAGAAATAGGTTTTAATAAAAAATTATCTACATTAATTACTGTAGATAACTTTGAAGTAAACTCTTCCGTTGGACTAGAAGATGCTATAAAAATATTAAATGTATTTGTTTCTGATACTTCTATATTATTAACAACTAATCCACAAGTTTCTGGAAATCTTTATTTATTAACTTTAAAAGACACAGATCAGATTAAATTTTTAGCTGAAGATGGCGACCAGTTGGCTAATGATGATATCAGTAGATCTATCTACTTTGTAGGTTCAGATTCTTATAATCCAATCAGAGATAGAATTTTTTTGAATCTACCAAAGACTTATAATCTAGATGGTTCTAATCTTAAAAATATTTTATCTGTGGGAGCAGAAGAGCTTTATCAAGTAGAAAAACATATTGGTGAAGCTCTTTCTGATAACTATATTTCTGTAAGAGTAGAGGATGAATTCAGAATTAGGGGTGCAGGTGCTAAAGATCGATTGGCACATGAAAATGCTTATATGGTTGAATCTATCTCAAAGTTCCCGGCCGGTCGGAATTTAATTTTTAAGGAATTATATTTTAATTCTAATTCTAAAATATTATCTCAAAAAATTGTTTCAGATTATCCAATTTCATTACAACAAGAATTTTATTCAGAAGAAATTATTTTTAGTAATTTAAATACAAATATTTCAGGATATTTATTAACATTAGAAAAAAATAATATTATTAAATTAGAAAGTTTATCAATAATTAAAGAAGCAACAGCTTTATGTGAACAAACTGAATATATTTATAATATTGAAAAATTAAATTATTCTATTAAAGATAATAGATATGATCCAAAAAGAGCTTTTTCTTATAATTCTTTAAATTCTAATCAAATTTTATTATCTGAATCATCTGGGTTTATTCTTCCATCTCCTGGTGATTTAATTAAAATTTCTTATTTGTATAAAGATTTTTCTGAAAAAATTAATATAGATTCTATTTTAGTTTATAATATTGAAAAAGTTTCTTATGAATCAATTCCACAAGAATCAACAAGATTTTTTTTAAAAAATGCACCAATTACAAATGAATCTGGAGAACTTGGAACTATAGGAGATCTTTCAATTAATGGTATAGATGGAAATATATTTTTATATGAAATTCCATTTAATACTTCCAAATTACCATCTTCATCTGGTGAATATACTGTCAATTATCAAACTGGAGAAGTAATTGTTTTTGGAGATAAAAATCTTTTTGGAACTAGTAGTTATCAATACTATGTTAATTATTTCTATAGAAAAACTTATACTAAAGATTTAGATTATTATACTGATAATAATGATTTTGTTGCAACTTCTGGGAGATCTTTGCAGCAAAATATTGCAACAATATCTTTTAGTTATCAACAACAATTTGTTGAAAATATTGATTATAAACCAGAAATACATATTGAAGTTTTAAATGAACAAGTTGAATCAAATTTATTATCAACTTATACTTTAAAAACAAAGAATGCACCAATTACTAAAGTATTTTCTGTATATAATCAGACAACTGGAGAAACTTATCAGCCTATTTCATTTTATAAAAATGAAATAACATTTTCTGGTTTAAATCCTCCAAAATTTTCTTCTATAAATAACAGTATTCCAAATTTTGATAAAATACAAAATGAAAAAATATTTCCTTATTTTAAATTTTTAAATTCTATTTTTAAATTTAAAATAACAAATAATTTAAGTCTTAATAATATTATTATTAGTCCACCTATTCCTTCTCATTTAATTAATTTGAACTCCTCTGAATATCTTTTAAAAGATATCAATGGTGAAGTTCAAAATATGAATATTAAATTTTTTGCAGATCCAGATGGTAATGAAAATATAAATTCTTTTGCTTTAACAAGTTCTTCTGATTTACCCATTTTAAATCAAGAATATTATATTGGAATATATTGCCTTTCAATACAATTAAATAATAAAAATATTTTAAATCAAAAAAATGATGCAATTGGAACTTTTGTTGATTCATCATTAATTTTAAATGAAAAAAACTTTATTAATGAAAAATATTTTTTTACAGATAATGAATTTTATTCTTCTACTAAATCTAAATTAATTAAAAATCAAGAAAATTTATCTATAAATACAATAGCTTTAGCTAATTTACAAAATATTGGCGATTATATTGTTGATTATAATAATGGAATTATACATGTTTCTGTAGGTTTAAATTATGATATAGATTTAGGTTATGCTTCTTACGAACATGCTAAAATAATATCGGATAATGTTAATATTATTACATGTAATGGTATTTATAGAAAGAAAGTTTCTTCAGATAAAGATTATTTTTATTTAACTGATAAAACTTCTATAAATAATGGTATTTATATTAAAAATTTAAATTCTTGTTTTGAATTGCCAAATGAAACTACCGTTTTAGATTTTAATAATAATGAAATAGAAACAAATATAATTACAGAAGATTATTTAATTTATACAAGATTAACCCCTACTTTATTTTATGGATTATATGAATTAAGTTCTATTTTTGGTTCTAATTCTTTAAATTTTAATTATCGAGAAAAAGCAAGTTCTAAATCTGATGCCTTAGAATCTATTGTTGATAATGGTAAAAATTTATATTTACCTAGTTTTAATATTATTAATAACTATTTGGATTTAAAAAATAATAAAAATTTTAAAGCAAAAAATAATTTTGGTTATACTTTTTCTATTCCAAAAGAAAATTTTGGATTTATTTATAGTATTAAAAATTTAACTTTAAATTTAGAAATATCAGATCAAACTTTAGATGGTTTAAAATTTAATACAGAAATTTATAATGTTGAAGATTTAAATACTGAAAGTTTAATTTATTTAGATGTTGATTTAAATATTAATTTATTAAATGATTATGTAAAAGATAGTATTGGTTTAAAATTTAAAATTTTAAGTTATGATATATTTACCGGAGAAACAACTGTTTCTAACCTTCCGGATATTTCTGGATATATATTACCTACTATTGGTGTGGCTAAAATTGTTAATGAAATTAATATAACAGAAGTAGGATCTAATGTTAATATTAATATTTCAGAAGAATGTTTAATTAATAATTATGATTTAATTCAAATTACTTATTTAAATGATTTTATTCCATTACCAGGCACAAGATTAGCAACATGGTATACTTCTGGTTCAATTTATTATAATTATACAGCAACTACAGATAATCTAGTTGTTTCATATGAATATGGTGATAATGAAATTAATTGGCAAATTAATAATTCTATTTTAGAATCTGAAACATATTATGTTACTTATAAATATGGTGCTTTAAGAGATTCGCTAAAAAATAATTTTGGATTATTAACTAAAATTCCATTTTTTACAAAATTTTTACAAAATACTGATAGAGAAATTTACAGAAAAGCATTACAAGGTACTCTTGAAGCATTTTCTCGAGGTCCTGTAATTTCTTCTTTTGAAAATTTAATTCAAAAATTTACAGAACAGACTCCAGAAATTTCAGAATCATTTTTTGGATCATGGATTTTGGGAAGAGATTTATTAAATCCCGGAAATATAGAATATAATGGAATTTTAAAATTTGAATCTGGAAAATTTGATTCTGGAGTTTTAATTGATAATGATGTTGTTATTACAACTCCGGCAAAGACGGGAATAAATTTAGATGAAGGTACTTTTAGCTGTTGGATTAGAAATGATTGGCATGGAATCAATAATGATGCTAATCTTACTTTTGATTTTTCAAAAATGGCTGAAATTTATTTTAATTTAAAATTTAATTCTAATATTTTTAAAGATCAAAATTTTGAATTATTTATGTCAGATGATAGGTATGGTATCACTGATTGGACGGGAAATAATTTATCTCTTTACAATTACCAATATATTGAAAATGAAGAAAAAATAGGTCCTTTTGGAATTACAAAATATCATGATAGATTAAATTCTTCTAAATTTTCAAAACACTCCATCTCATTTTCAGCAACCCTTACCGGATCATCCGCTTCCCTTTCTAGTTTCTACAGAAATGACTCTGGGATGCTAGCAGAGAGGTTGTCCACCCTTGGTATGGGTGGTTTTATATCTGGCCTCCCAGTGTCGTCCAGGGGCTTCCTAGGCGATGGTTTGGAAATATTCTTATCTTATTACTCCAGTCCATTTGTATTTTCAGTAGGAGATGAAAATAAAGTACTTTTAATAGCTGGCGCTTTATCTCCAATTATAAATTCTGAAACAGATAAAATTTATATTTTAAAAATAAAAGATGAAAATATTTCTCAAAATGAGACACCCAATTTTGATGGTCCATATATTATAAAAAATTGTAACTGTATTACATATGATGATATTTCTTCTTTAGAATTATTTAGAGATGAAAATTTTAATAAAATTAAAATAACATTAACAGAAGAAATAAATATTTCATATTTATCTGAAAAATTTAATATTCTTAATGATAAAATTAATGGCTGTAAATATGTTTTAGAAGATGGTAGAGTTTATTCAATAATATCTTTTATTGATATAAATGAAAATGAAATAGATTTTATCCCGGATGATGGAAATATTTATGGATTTTATGTTAATAGGATCCCGGATAATCAACAATATATTACCCAGCTTGGTAGTGAAGTAATTAATTCAACTAGACCAAGTGGAAATGGAATTATATTAACTCCAGTTATTTCTATTATTAGAGAAAAATTTAATTCAGAATATTTATATAACTTTGATCCTAGACCAATTTTGGTAAATTTTACATCTGAAGAATTAAATTTAGATATTTTTAGACAGCCTATATTAAATCAAGTTAATTTAAAAATAAATAATTATAATTTTAATATTGCTTATTCTGATTTATTGTCTGCAGGACAATATTCTGAATTATTTGATTTCTTAAATTTAAATTCTTGGTTTAATTCAGAATATAATTTAAATTCCGAAATTGATGGAATTTCTGATTTAAATAATAAAATATTTATTGGATGTTTAGATCCTGTTGTAAAAAATAAAATAAATATTTCTAAATTTAATTATTTAATTGAAGAAGGATTAAGTTTAAGCAATATTTATATTGGTTCTGGAAAAAGTAATCCTAATAATTTTATTTTTACATTAAATAAAGATAGCAAAAATGTTTATGGTATACCAGATATAAATACTGATAATAAATCAATATATATTTGGTTTGATGAAAATTGTAAAGTAGATGAAAATAATGTTGGAAGCTGGAAAATAAAATCAGTTATTCCAAATCAATCTATAGTATCTATTGGTCCAGATGGATACGCACTTGATGGTTATAATATTGAATATGAATCAATAGAATTAAAAGATTATATTGAAGGCAAAATTACCACAGATGGTGGATTTTCATATGCAAAATCTATGTTGGATGATTCAGAATGTCCAATAGATTCTTGTGATGCAAAATATAGATTTTGCGGACAATCTTTATTAGAAAATGGTGGATGGAAATCAATTTATAATTTTGGAAGTGATTTAATTAATACAATTATTGGTGGAACAGAACATAATATTAATAATTGGAAAAAAGTTGGAAACTTTAATACATCTTTAATATCAAATGTTTATAGAATTAATAATATTGAAGATTCCAATAGTTATCTTTATTTGCCATTAAATTGCATTCAAGATTTACAATATGAAATTTCTTTTAAAGTTTTAGATTTTGATTCCAATATCATTGGATCAAACTCTGGAAAATTCTCAGGAAATATTACTGGTAATTTAATAGGAACAACAATTACAGAAATCTTTGATGGAAATAAAGATATTAAAATTTCACTTGCAGCTAGTTCAAGTCAAAAATACTTAGCAATTATAGATGGTATTTCTAAAGATATTTTAGACTTAATTCCATTTAATTGGGCAGATAATAATTTTTATAATTTACAAGTTGTAATAAATAAATATGATAATTTAATTACAATTTATTACAAAAATAATATTATTTCAAGAATTAAATATTCTACCTTTAATCAGTATACTTATAATTGTGATAATATTATAGAAAATGGTATTTATATTAAATTTAATGATAAAGATATAGTTTCAGATAATTTTATTGATCTTTATAATCAAATATCTATTGATATAGATTATATTGAATTAAATTTAAATTCTAGTAAAATTGATACAAATTTAGAAGATACTGATAAGTTATTAATTCAAACTAACTTAATTGATTTTAAATTTTATAATAAAGCAGATGGATATCTTGATGCTTATGGATATATGGAATCCGGATCTGATATTGATACACTTGTGCTTGTTTCTGATCTGGAAAGATATATTTTTGATTCTGGAGAAGATTTATATCAAAATAGAATTTCTATATATAAAGATTTTTATGGATATTTAAATTTTAGAATTTATGATTCTTTATTTAAAAAAGATAAAAATTTTTACAATATTTCTTCCAACATTAAAGATTTTTTACCTGGAGAATTTCATCACATTGGAGCCTCCTGGAGAATTAATACAGAATATCAACAAGATGAAATGCACCTTTTTATCGATGGCAAAGAAACTCCATCATTATATAGATTTGGCGGATATCTTTCACCCTGGAGAGACGCAAAAGTTGGAGATATTGCTAGAGATGTAATTCAAGATTTTTCTGAAACTAAAATTTCTTATTATGAAGTATATAATGATGGTCAAATTTTAGCTGGAGAAAATTATCTTTATTCCTTATCATCTTCCTTTACTAATGATGATATTGGAAAAACAATTATTATTAAAAATGGTAATTTAGCTTCTGAACTAAATAATAAAGCTTTTGTTATTGGTTCTGTAGATAATAAGACTATTTATTTATTAGATATTGAAAATTTAACACCATATTATTTTACAACATCTGCTACAAATATAGAATTTTATCGCCCACCAAATATTTTTGGAAATCAACTTAATACTATTTTTTCTTCCACTAAGTTTGAAATTTATCAAACAGACTGCCAGAAAGTTACAACGGAGCTTGGTGGAGTACTTTATACGGTTGATAATAATTTAATTTCTATTGTAGAAAATAATGTTATTAATCCAAAATATAGAATTAATTTAAACAATGGAAATATAGACTTTTTATATCAAGATATAGATTGTAATTGGGTACCTTCTATTGAGGTATCAGATCTTGATATTTGGATTGAAAATTTTGGTTTAAACAAATCTAAAATTTCTGAAAAAATAAATTATTCAAGTAATAGTATTTTAGGTCCAGAATATTTAAATGAAGTTTCTGGTTTTATTACCAATATGTCAAAACCAATAGATTTAAAATCTGTTAAAATTAAAAGAATTTTACTAGATGATACTATACCTTCTGGATCGCTAAATGAAAATATTTTTTCATTTGAAATTAACAATAATCTAGATACAAGTTCAATTTATCAAATTTTAAATTATGGAAGATTAATTTCTATTAAGTTTGAATCAGATAATATTAATTACTGTAAAGATGGTTATTCAGATGATAATTATTTGTATATTGAAGGAGAAACTTCAGAAGGATTTGCTTCTGAATATCTTTCTATAGTTGATAATAAAATATATCAATTAATTAATTTTTACACTAAGATAACTAAAGTTAGTGGTAACTTTAAACTTATAGATATTGATTATGAACCATTAGTATTTTCAATTTTTGAATCTGATAATATTACAGATGAAAATAATAATGGAGATTATGCAGAAATTTATAAATATTCTAATGGTGTATTCTACATTACCACTTATGGTAGTAATGGCCAAGTAGAGTATAAGCTACCATCTGGTAGTTATCTTTTTGAATATCCATCTTATTTAAAAATTAAATTACCTAGAGTTGGAGAAAAAATATTCTTAGGTTCTGATATTTTAGGTAATAAAAAATTAGGTGGATTATTAGATGAGGTAAAAATTATTACAGAAATGTCTGGAGATATAAGAAGTTATCAATCTGCCAGTACTTTTGCAAGAAATATTACTGAAGAATATATTTCAAATAAAAAACCTTGTCTTGATGAACAAACAATTTTCTTATCACATTTTGATGATCCATTTGATTTGCAAATTAGAAGACTTAGAAATAAAATATTTTTAAATACAAAAGATAATTTTAAATATAAATTAAATGCTAATGATTTAGAATTATTATCTAATTTTATAAATAATAAAATTAAATTTATTTCAGAAATGAAAAAATTAGGTTATACTGATAGTATTGCTAATGAAACTTATGTAGAAGCTCATAGAGCCGAAGGCGGTCCTTTATTTAATGAAGCAAAATATGCAAGCAATAATGAATTAATTGTTGGCTATAATAGCGTAAATAATAATTTTAAGTATTCTGGTAAATTTTATAATACTAATCCAATTTTTTATAGTGCTCCTAATATTTTTGATAAAAATATTGGAACAATAGAATTTTGGATTAGTCCATTATTATCTTCTGATACAGATAATAAAAGAAGAGTAATTTTTGATTCATATAATGTAAAAACTGCTTTTATTACACCATCTTCTACTAGTATTATTGAACTACCAACTTCTGCAGAAAAAATTATTTCAATTACCCTTCCTCAGAAAAAAGATTCTTTAATTTATGAAACTAATAGATATGATGAAATTTTTAGATCTAAAATTTCTGGTAGACTAGAAGGTGGAACTGGAGTTTTTAATAATTTTGCTAGTGGTGCTACTCTTAAAAAAGATGGAAAAATTATTTATCTAAAAACTAAATTAATAAGTAATGATCCAGTTATTGTAAAATATTTTGAAAAATCTTCAAATGAATCTAGAATTCAAATATATTTTGAAAATCAAAAAATATATTTTAAAATATCTAATAAATATTTTGAATCTTTTGTTTATCAACCTATTGATTGGATCTCAAATTCTTGGCATAAAGTATCTGCGGCATGGAAGATAAATACAGGAAATGATTATCTAAAATTAGCTATAGATGGATTAACTAATTCTAGCTCTGTTTTAAATGGAATAATTTCTATTACAGATTCTCTGGAACAAATTTATATAGGTTCTAGATATGATGGATTTAATTCTTGTTTATCTAGAATTGATAATTTTAGAATTAGTAAAAATGATAGATTACAAATAAAAGATTCTTCTGGAAATTATTTAGATTTAAATTATAGTGCTAATTTAAATACTATACTTCCAGTAAAGGAGGATCTATATACATCTTATATTAATGATTTTGAAATATTTGAAAATAACAATAATTATGTTACTATAACAGATTTAATCAGGGGTATTTATGAGTTTGATATAGAGGTTGTTGATGATTTTGGTAAAATTAACTCTAGTGAAATAGAAGATTTAATTGTATATTTAGTTAATAGATTAAAGCCATCTCATACTAACGTTCTTGTAAAATTTAAAAGAAAGGCGTGCTAATATCAATTATTTAGTCTATTAATAAATAAAAATCTTATTGAAAAACTATGGAGAGTTAATGTCAACAAGTAATATAACAATTGTGCCAAGAGTTAACTTTTTTGATGGACAAAAGTTATCAGAAGCAGATTTAGATCAGGAGCAAAACCATTTAAGGGGTTTAACATCTAATCATATGGCTTCTGCTCATGGCAGTGGTTTAGTAAAAGATAATCCAATTGAAAATCGCATACTTCTTACATTAAGTAATCCAGGTTTTTATGCTGAAAATATTTCAAAGTTTGTAATTAGTGCCGGAAAATTTGATGGTAAACCAATCTATTTAGACAGACAGCCTTCTGATGCTGAATATGGAAAAAGAATTATTTTTGAACTTAAGAATGCTACTATTAAAAATAATTATCCAGTAAAAATTATAATTCTAGGATCAAGATATAATCCACTAGATTCTAGAGGTGAAATTGTTACTGAATATTTAAATTTTGAAGATTCTTTAAAAAAAATAACTTCTAATTATTATAAATATATATATGCTATATATTTTAACAACTTAAGTGGTGGATTAGGAAGTTCTTTTTACAATAATTCTGTTAGTTCTTATGATTATTTATCATCACAAAATATTGATCTTTTAATTTATGAATCTGATGCAATAGAAGTTTTTCCAAAATCCCTTTCTATTTCTCAAATAGAAAGTCCTAATTTTTATTTAAATAATTTTATAACTTATTCTGAAGAACTATCTTTGTTAGATATTTTTTCAGAGGCACTTGATGAAACTTTTTCAACAAGTGAAATTTATTATGAAACAGATCCTGCAGAAATATTATTATTTTCTGCCGGAGAAAGTTCTGCTACTGCTTATGGTCAAAAGTTTTTAGCCAAAACAAATGGTTTACAAAATATATCTTTATTAATGGGTCTTGATACCTCTATTTCTTCAGAATTTTCTGGAAATTTAGTTATTTCTATTCACAAATTAACTACTGCTGCTAACTGTATTACCGATGCTATTCCAGAAAATCTTATAAATTTTGACCCAGAAGCAATATCTTTAGTTGAGACATCTTATTCTTATAATGATTTTATTTCAATGGGTATAAAATTAGGAGAAACTCCTACTATTGTTAATTTTGATTTCTCATCAACACTTATTGCAAATCCAAATTTAGAACCATCCCTTGAAATAGACTCTTATTATTGTTTTATTATAAAAAGAGTTGGAGACACCTCAACAGGTACAATTAGATTGTATCAGGGGTATGATAAAGCTTATAAAAAAGAACAGAATGGTCAAGCCCTGACCATTCAAGAAGAATATGATTTAAAAACTACTTTATTTACAGAATTTGATATAGTTAATAATAAATATGTTGATGATTCCGATAGAAGTTTATGGTTTGAACTTCATACTTCTACAATAGAAATAGCTAGTGGAAAAATTTTCTCTGAGGATGGAGTTCAATTTGAAGTTCCAAGTTATATAGAATATATAGGAAATAATTTAATTCCATTTACATTAAAAGATATAGAATTAAAAAATATAAATGGAGAAAAAAATTATATTATTCTAGATAGATCTGAAAAATTTACTACACCAATTGCTCATCCAAGAACTGGAAATTATACTTTTACAAGAATTTTAGATTCTTATAGTGTTACTATTCTATTAGAAAGTGAATTAAATTCTATTTTAGATTTAAATCCAAATATTTTAGGTTATGTTGTAGATAATAATGATAGATCTCCAGCTGATATTTCTGGAACATTTTCTTATGTTGGACAAATAACTCCAGATAAAATTTATTTTATAAATCCTTCTAATGATATTAAAACTAAAGCAATTTTAAATAGAATTTTTATTCCAGATACCAGTTGCAATTGTGGATCTCAATATAAAATTTCATCAATTTCTTGTTCAGTTCAAAATGTTGCAGATTTAAATTCCGATGGAAAGATTACTTATCAGGACCTTAATTCTGTACTAGAATTAGCAGGAAATACTTATACCTCGTCTGTAACTCAAAATTTAATATTAAATGGAAGTATTGATTTAATTAATTTTTATAAATCAGATGTAAATAATGATGGATCAATTGATGGCAGCGATATTTCAATTATAGAGGATGCAATTGATGGGTATATCAATTTTTCCATTCCAGAAGAATTTACAGTTTTAGAGATTGGACTTTCTAATATTGATTCTGTTAATAATTATCCTTTAATTTTTGAAGATATAGCTAACACTGGAGTTTGCACTACCTCTACTAACGCTATTTCTTTTAGTGTAATTTCCCAAGAGACTACAAGAATTATTAGAGCTGGTGATAAAATTGTTATTCCAGAAACTGAAAGTGATGCTGGAGAATATTTTATATCAGAAATTTCTTTTACTGGATTAAATGCCTCTGCTTTAGTTACAACTCTAGATGGTAATTCAGTAAGTTTTATTGGTTCCTCTGCTTTTGATCTTATAGTTTATTCTGGTACAGAAGTTAATACTTTTGCTGATAATAATTTATTAGTTAATATACCAGCAGATTTTAAAAACTGGACCATTACATCTGCTGGGAATTTATTTTCTAATAATTTATTAAATGTTATTGATTTAAGAAGATTTGTAGAACAAGCTGTTTTAGAAGTTAAAACAGAAAATTGTTTATGTGAAAATGAAGTTTGTTTTAATGAATTAAGTGAATCACCAGTTATTAAAAATCAAAAAGTTTTACCAAATGATTTATATATACCTAATGGTGATATTCTTTCCGCACCAGGAGTACCTCATCATGGTGATTTTGAATATGTTAATGTTTTATTACCACTACCACCGGGATCTATTGATGATTGTTCAATTAATATTTATGAATCTTTTATAAAATCTTATAATGGAACTTGTAATACTGCAGCAGGATATCCTGCCATGAGATATTCAGATGGTACATTAGTCGGCTGCAACGATTCAGGTAGTGTTACAGATTTATCACTAGGAAGGGTTAAAATATCAAAAGCAATTTCCAGTCTTTATGTAGATGCCTTAGTCGATGGATATGCGGCAGATGGCTATACTACAGAGACAGAGGTTTCATATTCTAGTAATGATATTATTTTAAACTCTTCTTATCCAGAAATATATTCTTCTGGATTTTCTTCTTGGCCATCATATTCTAATGATGGAAATACTACAATTAATAATTATACCACATATTCTTCTTTTGAAATTAATGTTAATACCTCTACCTCAACTTATTCAACATTAACCAGACCTATTGCTGAACCAGATTTAACAGGAGATTTTACAATTTCTTTTACTGGAAAAAGAAATTCCTGGGACCCATCAAAATTATTATTAGGAAGTATCCAGACTTATATGCAAGTTACTATGAATAATGAATATAGTGGAACCTCGGTTTTAAAGTTGGGATGGAGGCAGTCTGGGAATGGAGATGGTGTAGAGATTTTCTGGAGCGGCTCTGTCAATGATGGTTCTTCTGAAATTTATGCATTTGATTACAGTATTCCTGCACCAGAAGATGAGGATGAAAGCATTAATTTTAGAATAAGAAGAATTAATGATATTACTACTGCCTATTACTATTATCAAAATAATAATTCATTAGTTCTTGAACAAGAATATATAAAAATTGGAGAATTACTTTCTACCAATCCTGGTGAAGGTGCTGCTAATTTAATATTTAAAACTGAAGCGTCTGGTGTTACAACTTCTTCTTCTTATATTTATAAAACTTACTTTTTATCAAATGATTTTATCATAGCATATGAAGAGGAAGTATCAAATGAAATTACATCTTCTGAAATTTTAATTGGATATGCTGGACCAAAATTAAATGAATTATCTTTTAATTTTCCTTTAAATTTAAATTCAAAAACCGAAGTTATATCAGCAACAATTAACTTTATTGCATCTCAAGATTTTAATATTACAAGTTCTAATTTTAAATTAATTCCTTATGAAAATATTAATGCAAATAATTTATCAAAGTATTTGGATTTAATTTTATCTACAAATACTTCTATTATCTCATCTTTGGCACCAATATCTGGTATTGCAACAGATACCATTGGTTTTGATGTTACAGATGCAATCAAAAGTATGCTTTCAGTTCCTGGTCATTTGCCAGGATATTATAAGGCTTTTCTTTTAACATCAGAAACTGATGAGCTTAATTCGTTTAATATTACAAACTCAATATCTTTAAATATTATTTATTATGATATTACAACTGGAGTTATTTTTAAAGTAGGATCAACTTTAGATCCATCTACTGGAATTTTAACATTACAAACAAAAAATATACTATATGACTCTGTTATTACTGAAAATAGAACAGTTTTAAATCTGGGTGTTTATTTGAAAAAATCTGGATTTAAAAATAATGATTTAACAATTAATATTAATGATCTTTCTAGAATTGGACTTGGTAAATGCGTTCCAGAAGTAATTTTATCAGAATCTGATGATTGCTTCTTTATTACTGGCTCAACTTCTACTGGCGTTTTTATTGAAGGTCCATTTCCTTGTAGTTTCTCGGCTTAAATTAAATATTTTTAGTATAATTACCTTATGAATTTTTTAAATATAAGGTCTGAAACTATGCTTGGAACCTCTCATAGTTGGGCGGTAACTATGAGAGGGTTACTTACTGCTTTTAAAAATAGAGGCAATAATTTATATTTAAAATCAATTAACGGAAGAGAATTAATACCTGATAATTTAATTAAAGATTTGGAAAAATGGCATCCATCTCCAGATCTTGATATTGCTTATACTCTACCCGTAAATTTTAATACAAGATTTAATAAAAAATCTAAAGTAAAAGCAGCAATTTATAATTATGAATCTTCTATTTTACCTAAAGAATGGATATCAGAATTAAAACATATTGATTATGTTTTTCCATCTAGCAATTGGACTAGAGAAAATTTTATAGCTAACGGATGGGATTCTAAAAAATGTATTACTATACCACATGGTATAGATTTATCTATACTTAATAACAAGAATAAATTTTTATTAAAAAATAATAAAAAATTTAAATTTCTAAATATTTCAATACCACATTATAGAAAAAATATAAATTTAATTTTAGAAGCTTATTATTCTGCTTTTAAAGAAGATGATGATGTATGTTTAGTTATAAAAACTAATCTTAATAAACCAAAACATAAATTTGAATGTTATTTTTTAGAACAATTAATGAACGCTCAAAAAAAATTTGGTAAAAATCTTCCAACGGTTGAAGTTGTTATTGATACTCTTGATGATATTGTACCACTTTATAATGTTTGTGATGCTGTAGTTAGTGCTTCATCATCAGAAGGATTTGGTTTACCTTTATTAGAAGGTTTGTTTTTAAATAAAATTATTATTGCCCCTAGATGCACCGGACAATTAGATTTTTTAAATGATAAAAATTCTTTATTAATTGATGTAAAACAAGTAGAAGCTGATGAAAAATATCAATATTGGAGAGTGAATAAAGGTGCAAAAATTTATATGCCCGATGTAAATCATTTAGCACAAGAAATGATTAATGCTTATAAAAATTATAATAATTTATTTCAAAAATTATTTTTAAATAATGAAATATTAAAAGAAACATATAATTGGAATAGTGTTGCAAAACAAATTGAAAATTTAATAAAATGAAACTTTTTGATTCACAGTTTAATAAAAATTTATATAATTTTCCTATAGAAATTTTTTCTAATTACAAAATTAAACTTCCAGTAAGTAATTTAAGTAATAATTTTATTATTGAATTAATTTGCAAAAAACAATCTGGAGATAGTTTTTTAAATATTTCATTTTTTAAAAATAAAATTTTATTAAAAAATATAAAAGAAATAATTGATTCTAATATTTTTAATGTAAAAAAAATACATTGCTCTTTACCCCAAGAGCCTGATGAAATTTTAATTGAAAAAAATAAAGGATCTATTGGAAAAATTATTATAAATAGATTAATTATTTCAAAACAAAAAGAAGAATATATAGATTTATATGCTAAAATATGTTTTATTATTCCATATCAATTATATGGTGGCGCAGAAGTTTATTTAGAAAATTTATTAAAATTTGTTCCTTCATATTTACCTATTGATTTATTAATTAATTCTGATAATAAAATTAAAAATTCAACATTTTCAAAAAATATTAAAATAAAAAATTATTTAAATAATTTATTTCAATTTTTAAATTTAAATAGTTATGAACAAATAATTTTTTATAATAGTAAAAAATTATATAATGATTTATTATCATATAAAAAATTAAATCCTTCTATTAAAATTTATGAAATTTATCATAGTGATTTTGTATGGCCAGATGCTATGTCTTTAATAGAAAAAAGAGAAAATATAGATGTAGTTTTTAAAACCTCCACTCTTGTTGGTAAAAATATTAATGTTGAAGAACAAATTATTTGTCCTCCACCATTAGATTTTAATAAATTTAATTTTTCCAGAAAAACAACTAAAATTAAAAATCTAGGTTTTATAGGAAGACTTTCTAAAGAAAAAAATCCATTATTAGCTATAGATCTAGCTGAAAAATTAAATTTACCTTTATATATAGCTGGTGATGGACCATTAAAATTAGAAGTAATTTCATATTCTAAAGGAAAAAATGTTACTATGTTGGGATGGCAGAATGCTTTAGATTTTTATAAGAAAATTGATTGCTTACTATTAACCTCAGAAATGGAAGGTGTTCCAAATGTTATCTTAGAAGCATTAGCATCAGGCCTGCCTATTTTAAGTACCGAAGTTGGTGGAATACCAGATCTTTTAAAAGATACAATTTCTTTAACATTTGATAAAATAAATTATGATTTTAATAAAATTAAATTATTTATTAATGATAACTATAACTATAATTATAAAAATGTTTTAAAATCAAAAGAATATAATGCAGAAAATATTGCAAATATATTTTTTAAAAGAATTATTCAAGATTTTAAAAAACCAATAGAAATTAATATTGATAATAAAATGAAAATTATTGATGGAATAATAATATGAATATAATTTTTAATGGAGTTAAAAGCAATTCTGGATATGGAATGGCTACAGAGGCTTTTAAAAAATCATTTCAAGAAATTTTAAATCATAAAATTGATTATAAAATTATTCATGATATTATTTCATATGATCATAATTTAAAATATGATATAGAATTCTTTTTAAATCATCCACCCTATCCAGCTGATAGATCTGGAAAATATCGAATTATTTATTTTTATTGGGAAACTGATTCTTTACCAGAGAAATGGTCGAAAAGTATTATTGATTCTGACGAAATTTGGGCTCCATGTGAATTGGTAAAGGAGGTTTGTCTTAAGGCTGGGTACAAAAATCCCATTAAAATAATTCCAACTCCATCTCTTGCTAATTTAAATACGGAAAATATTAAATTAAAAAATACTTTATCTAAATATTTTTTAAATCCAAATTATTATAAATTTTATTCTATTTTTCAATGGCAACCAAGAAAAGGTTATAATGAATTATTAAATGCTTATTTTGATGAATTTAAATATGGAGAAGAAGTTGTTTTAATTTTAAAAATTAATTTAATTTCTAATTTAAAAGTTTCAGATATAATAGAGCAAATACAAAAAATAAAAAAATACTATAATAGTAAAGCAAAAGTTTTTTTAATATCAGATTATTTATCTGAAAGTAATATTTATTCTTTGCATAATTATAGTGATTGTTTTGTTCTACCACACTATGGAGAGGGCTGGGGTATGCCCATTCATGAGGCAGCATTTTTTGGTAATCCAATTATTACAACAAAATACGGTGGTATTACTGATTTTTTAAAAGAAAACATTTATTATATTAATCATAAAATTGTTCCAGTAACTGGAATGGAATGGAATAAACTATACTCTAGTGATCAAAAATGGGCAAAACCAAATATTGAATCTTTAAAAGAAAGATTAAGATTTGTATTTAATAATAAAATAAAAAAATCTAATTTATTTAATGATTTTTCAATAAAAAATGTCTCAAATATTATAGAGAAAACAATTGATGAAATCATATCCTAAAGTTTTAGACTTCCTAGTACATGGTGGTCATCAATATGAATTTTTTAAAAATAATGCAACATTTTATTGTATGGGAGTAAATAATGAATTGCATACGCATGAATCATTGGGAAGGCCAAAACAAGATAATGTCAATTTTATAACAAAAGATAATTTAAAAGATATATCTCCTGATGTTATAATGATTAGATCTGGAATAAAACATGAAGATTATTATCCATTTGTAAAAAATGGCGCAAAACCAATAGCAGTAGTTCAAACACATACTCCATTTAAAATTCCAGATTGGTGTAAAATTGTTGTCTGGAATTCAAAAGTATCTATGGACAAATTTAAAAAACAAATGCCAGCCAAAAAACACTATCACATAGTTCATGGTTTTGATCCAAATGAATTTAAACTATTAAATATAATTAAAAATAAAAGAATATTATCATCATATAGTTTATTTAAACAAAGAGGGGAATTTTTAGGATATTCTAATTGGAAACTTGTTAATGATCAGACTAAAATTTGTGACGTAATTGGTCATGGCAATGAAGGAATACCATCTAATATTGGAACATTTCCATATCCAAAATTAGTTGATATTTATAATTCATACTCTGGATATCTAAATACAGCATTGCATAGTGCAGTTCCAAGATCTAGAGGCGAAGCCATGATGTGTGGTTTGCCAATAATTACAACCTCAAATTATGATACACCATTTTATTTTAAAGATAAAGTAAATAGTTTAATTGCAAATGATCCAAATAGTATGATAAAGGCAGTTAATTTATTATTATCTAATAAAACGCTTTATGATCAAATTTCAAATGCTGGTAGAGAAACAGCTATTAAATATTTTAATATTAAAACATATATAGAAAAATGGAAACAAATAATTTAAAATATTTATTTATAGTAGATAGTTATAAATGGGCCTTATATAAAAGGGCTATGAATTTAAAAAAACATTTAAATTTAAATGCAGAAATTATTCATTTTAATGAAGTTAAAAATTTTAATTTAAAAAATTTTGATATAATTTATTTATTAAATTGGCCAATCTATAAAATTATTGAACCTTATTTAATAAATAAAGATTTAAATTTAATAACTACAATAAGTAGCCATGAAAAAAATAGACCAATAAATATTAAAGAAATTTTATTAAAACATAAAAAATTTAGTGTATCAAATATTCATTTACTAGAAGAGTATAAAAAATATTATAATTCATTTTATTATACACCATTTGGTGTGGATGAAAAAATATATAAAAAATATACAAATCCAAATGAATATAAAAATATTTTTGGATTTGTAGGTAATTCTGATAGAAAAGAAAAAAGGTTTGAAATTATTAAAAATATAATTTTAAAAAATAAAAATGCAAAACTAATAACAGCTACAAATAAAGATTTGTTTGATGAAAACCAAATGGTAGATTTTTACAATAAAATAGGAACTTTAATATGCTATAGCTCATCAGAGGGAACTCCAAATCCAGTGCTAGAAGCATCAGCTTGTGGAAGAAATGTAATATCAACAAATGTTGGAAATGTTTCTGAATTATTTAAAAACAAAAATTTAAAAGATAATATTATTATATCAGAAAATGATTTTAATTTAAAAGTTAACAATATTATAAATAATAATATTGATTTAAATTTAAATGGAATTTTATTTCAAAATGAAATAGTAAAAAATTGGACATGGAAAAAGCAATCTAAAAATTTTTTAAATTTTTTAAAAAAATAAAATAAGAGAAAAACATGAAAATAGGAATTATAAGACCACCAGCTGGCATTGGTGGCGCAGAAACATCAATGATAGAATTATATTTATATTTTAAAAATAAAAATTATAATACTTGGATTAATTTTGATATAGAAAATAATAATATATTTAAAGATTTTATTAATTTTGATATTTTTTCAAAAAGATTTAATATTTTAACAAATGAAGTTTTTACAGAAGAATTTTATTCAAAAAATATTTTATTAGAAAATATAAAAAATACTGATCTTTTTTTTATATTACAATATAGAATATTAAATGATGAAATAAAACAAGAACTAAAAAATAAAAAAAATATAAATATTTATGTTCCAGGAAAAAATTCTATTCATGTTTTATCTCCATTAAATGATAATTTAAATGTTGATTTTTTTATTTTTAATTCAAAAGAAACTTTAAATCATCATTTATCATTAACATATAATAAAAACAAAGATATAGATTTAAAAATAAAAAATAAATTTATTTATTTGCATCCACCATTAAACTTAAAACGTTATTTAGAATTAAATAATTTTGATTATAAAGAATTTAGAAAGAAAAATTTTAATATACCAAATAGTGAATTTTCTATAGGAGTTATAGGGAGAATTCAACCATCTAAAAATCCTTTTGATGCAATTGACATTTTTAAATCTATTGAAAAAAAACACAACTATATTGTTTTTCCTAGAAAATTATATTTTATAGGAGATGGAGATAAAGAATATATTCAAACTATTAAAAATAATTGTTTGAATTTAAATATTCAAAACTATGTAAATATTACAGGATTAGTTCCTGATGCAAATTTTTATATAAAATCTATGGACTGCATACTACATTGCTGTAAGATGGAGTCTTTGTCAAGGTCTATCAGAGAATCAATGTTTTTGAAAAAACCAGTAATTGCTTATAATAATTTTGGAAATAAAAATCTTTTTGCATCACAAGAAACAAAAAAACTTTTATATCTTAATAATTTTGAAGCAACAAATAATTTAATAAAATTAGGAACAAATGGTATTTTGAAAAAAAACTATTCTAATATATTTTTTGAAAATATTAATTTATTAGAAAAAAATAAAAACTTAGATTATTATAATTTTATAAAAAAATATGAATAAAATACTTATAGTAGCAGACACTAAAGACTGGGCTTACGATATAATAGCTAAAAATATTATTAAATTTTCTAAAAAATTTAATTATGAGTTAGTTTATGAAGAAGATATTCTTAATAAAAAAATTATATTAGATTTTAATAATTATGATTTAGTTTTTTGGTTTTACTGGGGAAATATACATAAAGTTGGACCAAATAATATTAGAAATTTTACAAATAACAAAATATGTGTAGGAATACATAGTTATAACTCTTGGCAAAAGAGGTGTATGTCTGAAAAAGATATTATAAACTTTTGTAATAAATACATTGCCATTGGTGTTCCATCAATTGCTTTAAAAAATGATCTAAATTCAAGTAAAGTTTTTTTGACACAAACTGGATATGATCCAAATATTTTTTTTAAAAGTAAAAAATTAAATTTTAATAATATATTTTTATGGGCTGGAAATACAAGCAAAAACAATCATGGAGATATAAAAGGATATAGTGATATTATATTTCCAACTTTTAGTAAATTAAAAGATTTGAAACTATTAACTCAATCTAGAGATATGCAGATAGATAACTCTGCAATGCCAAGTTTTTATAATCAAGGATCTGTTCTAATATGTGCTTCAAAATCAGAGGGTGGTCCAATGCCAGTTTTGGAAGCATTGGCGTGTGGTATACCAGTTTTGAGCACAAAAGTTGGATGGTCAAAATATTTAATAAAAGACGGATATAATGGTTTTTTATTTGAAAGAAATATAGAAGATTTAATTAATAAAATTAATATTATAAAAAAATTAAATTTTGAAAATTTATCCAATAATTGTATAAATAGTGTAAAAGAATATTCATGGAATAAAACAATTTTAAGTTATGAAATATTTTTTGAACATTGTTTAAAGATGTCAAGAAAATGAATATAATTTTTACATATTCATCTGGAAGATGTGGAACTGGATATTTATCATATATATTTGGTGAATCTAATTATTCAAAAGATTTTATTCATATCAATGATAACAATATCGTAGCACATGAACCATGGTCGGATATTCCTGTTAGTGAGATAAAAAATCAAGAAAAAAATAACAAAGAATATTATAATTTATGTGATAAATATTTAAAAAATAAATTAATAAATTTTTCTAATAAAGAAAATATTTTTATCACAGATCATAAATTAGGCAGATATTTTTTACCTTTTTTAATAAATTCTAATTATAATTTTAAAATTTTAAAAATAAATAGAAATAATACTGATATTGCAAAATCTTTTAATTTAAGATTACAAAAAAGATCTTTAGAATATAATGATTTAAAATATAAAAAATATTATAATGAATTATGGAAAAATTCATTATTTGAGCCATATGATAAATTTATCAATAACAAAAATACAATAGAATGGAATAATTTATCAGATTTTAATAAATTTTATTGGTATGCAAATGAAGTATTAAATCAATGGTCTTTAAATAGGTTTAGTTTGAATAAATATCAATATTTAGAAGTAAATTTTTTAAATTTTATAAATAACAAAAATGAATTAAATAAAATTTCTAATTTTATTAATATAAAGTATAATATTAATTATATTGATAAGCAAGTTAATAAGTAGGTAGTTATGAATGATTCAGAAAAAATAAAAAAATTTTGGAATGTAGATACTATAGACGAAGCAAAATACGAAAGAGTTTCTACTTTAAAAAGTAAAAATACTGGAATTTCTTCTTTTGACGAGACTATTGTTATTAGTGTTATAGATAATATAATTTTAAAACATACAAATAATATAAATGGTTATAAAATATTAGATTTTGGCTGTGGAGTTGGAAGAATATTAAAGTTTTTTTCAAAAAGAAAAGAAGCAAAATTTTATGGTACAGATATATCTGAAAATATGATAAAATTTTGTAAAGAGCACTGTTTAAATGAGGATATTTTTTTAAATTTATCTGAAGTTGAAAAAATAAATTTTAAAGATAACTTTTTTGATATAATTTACTCTTTTCATGTTCTTCAACATATTCCAACTTTAGAATATTTAACTTTAACTTTATCTGAAATATATAGAATTCAAAAAGATAATGGAATATCTATATTACATTTTAATAAAAAAATATCAGAAACAAATAAAAATTCAGGAAGTTTTGAGGGATATAGACCATCTCATGAAAATTGTTTAAAAATATTAAATAGTTTAAATTTTAAAATAATTGATACTGAATTTATTGAAAATGGTTCTTTTGTAATTTATTGTGTTAAGTGAATTTTAAAATGATAATATCACAGATAGGTAATGGATTTGTCGGATCTGCTTTAAATAAATCATTTTATAATAATGGTTTAAAAATAAATATTTATGATAAATATCAAAATATTGGATCGATTAATTCTATAATAAATTCTAATATTATATTTTTTTGCCTTCCCACTCCATATAAAAATGGACATGGATATGATCTTTCTGCTATAGAAGAAAATTTAAATTTACTTAAAGAAAATAATTTTTCTGGTTTAGTTGTAATTAAATCAACAGTTTTGCCAGGAACATGTCATATTTTAGAAAAAAAATACAATATTAAAATTGTTCATAATCCAGAATTTTTAACAGAAAGAACAGCATTTGATGATTTTCATAATCAAAAACATATAGTTATTGGTTTTAATAATATTAAACATCAAAATATTATTTCTCTTTATCAAAAATATTATCCTAATGCAGAAATATCTATATGTACATCACATGAATCTGAATCAATGAAGATTTTTTGTAATACTTTTTATGCAATAAAAGTACAAATATTTAATGAATTTTATTTATTATGTAATGAGCTAAATATTAATTTTAACAAAACAAAAAATCTTATGTTAAAAAATGGATGGATAAATCCAATGCATACAACTGTTCCAGGTCCAGATAAAAGTCTTAGTTATGGGGGTCATTGCTTTCCCAAAGATACTAGTGCTTTATTGGAACAAATGAAAAATTTAAATATTCCATGTGAAGTTTTATCTGGGTGTGTATCAGAAAGAAATAAAATGAGGAAAGATTAATATAAAATATTGTAGTAAATGTTGTATTAAATTTTATATTTTATTATTTATTTAAAAAATTAAATTTTTATTAGCAGATATATAAAATAAAAATTTTACTTAAATATTTTTTAATAAAATTTTTAAAAATAGAATTAAAAAATTATTATAAAAAATATTAATATTTTAATATATAACATGTGTGGTATAGTAGGTATAATAGGTAAAAATAATTACTACTCTGAATTAAAAGAAATGTTATCAAATATTTCTTACAGAGGATATGATAGTTGTGGTATTAGTGTAGTCTATTCTAATAGATTTGACATCATCAAATCTGTTGGTCATCCAGAAAAACTACCGGATCATATTGATACTGGTGATTCCTTTATAGGATTTGGGCATGATAGATGGGCCTCTCATGGAGGCATTACAGAAGCAAATGCTCATCCTCATTTATCAAATAATAAAAAAATTTCAGTTGTTCATAATGGAATTATAGAAAATTATACTGAAATTAAAAGTTTTTTAATTTCTAATGGATATTCCTTTTATTCAGAAACTGATACAGAAGTTATTCCAAATTTAATACAATATTGGCATGAAAAAACTTCCAATATTGAAGAAGCTTTAAACATTGTTTTTTCTGAATTAAAAGGTGCCTATGCATTTGTCATGGCTCATTTAGATAATCCAGGAAAATTATTTTTAGCAAGATTAGGTTCTCCACTTTGTATTGGAATTGATTCTGATGTATTTTATATATCTTCAGATATACCTTCTTTGCCATATTTTGTTAAAAAAACAGTAGTTTTAGAAAATAATAAATATGCTATTTTAGAACATAAAAAAAATATTATTATTAAACATTTTTCTGGAAAAGATTCTACATTTTCTTTTGAAGAATTATCTTCAGTAAATTCAATTTATACTAAAGATAAATATAAATATTTTTTAGAAAAAGAAATTTTTGAACAACCAGAATATATTAGAACTACGCTAGCCGGTAGAGTAAATCCATTATTAGAGTTAATAAAACTAGGCGGTATTGAATCACATCTTTTTAAAATTTTAAAAACTCAAGAGTTTATTTTTACTGGATGTGGTTCTGCTTTTTATGCATCTCAAATTGGCGCATATGCTATGGAATCTATGGCTAAAATTAAATCCAAAGCAATTTCTGCTGGAGAACTGCAATATTATGATATTATTGCAGATGATAAAACATCATTAATTTGTGTATCTCAATCTGGTGAAACAGCAGATACAATAGGATGTATAAATAACTTTAAAAAGAAAAACTCAACTATTATTGGTATAGTAAATGTAGTTTCATCTACTATTTCAAGAATGGTAGATTGTGGAATTTATATTAGATCTGGTAAAGAAGCATCTGTTGCTGCTACCAAATCTGTTACCAATCAAATAATTAATATGATTCTTCTTGCAGCCCTACTTGGTTCAAAGGGAACCATGTCTCCTGAAAATTATATTTCAATTATAAATGAATTATATTTGCTTCCAGATAAGATTTCAAAAATTTTATTAAAATCTAATGATATTAGAGATATTTTTAATAATTATAAAAATATTGATTCAATGTTAATTATTGGTAGAGATAAACTTGAACCTATAGCTAGAGAATATGCTTTAAAAATAAAAGAGATAAGTTATATTCATGCCGAAGGATATTCTGGGTCTGAGCTAAAGCACGGTCCATTAGCATTAATTAATAATATTAGACCTACTATTGCTTTGGTTGAGAATAATATTCTCGGAACCAAAATGATGGCAAATATTAAAGAAATAACTAGTCGCAATGGTCAGGTTATCGGTATTTTTGAAGAAGGTTGTCCACAAGATTTTATTAATTCAGTTAATTATAGTATAATTATCCCATCTAATGAAAATAAAATTCTTAATACAATTACTTTCTTAATTGTAGGACAGCTTATCTCACTACACCTTGCCGATTTGCGAGGTTGCTCCGTAGATAGACCGATTAATCTGGCTAAGAGCCTCACCATAGAATAAAGTGGTACTTTCCTGCAGGAAGGATATAATTATCCTAAGGGGGCACTCCTATGGAAGAGAAAAAAGATAGAAGACTAGAAACTTTTAGATTTGGTAAAAACTATAGTCCACCTTATAGAGATAAGCATTGGCTTGAAGAGAAGTATATAATTGAAAATAAAACTCTAAAAGAAATTGCTGAAGAAGTTGATTCATCTATCAATGTTATTGCCAAATATGTAAAAAAATTTAATTTAAAAAGATCTAAAGAAAATGCTAAAAAAGTAGATGAAACTAGAATTTTAAAATTAAAATCAACTATGAAAGAAAAGTATGGCTCAGAAAATGCAATGCAGATTGATGAGTTTAAACAAAAACAAGAAAAATCTCTTTTTGATTCATATGGGGTAAACAGTCCACTACAAAGTGAAGAAATAAAAGAAAAGTTTAAACAAACATCTTTAGAAAGATATGGTGTTGAACATGCTTCTGCATCAGATCTAGCAATTTCAAAGCAAAAAGAAACTTATTTAAAGAAATATGGCGTTGAATGGGTAATGTCTCTTCCTGAAATTAGAAAAAAAGTAGAAGAAACAAATATCCAAAAATATGGTGCAATTGCTCCTGCTATGAATAAAGAAATTGCAAATAAATCTAAAAAAAAATATGCGGAAAAATATGGAGTAAATTATAAAGGTAAATTTTATTCTAAAATTGAATTCTCTAAAACATTTAATATTTCACTATATTGGTTTAGTCATTGGATTAGAAATAAAGAAAATTATACAGATGAAGATATTAATAATTTTATTTCTAATTTTATTTTTTCAAAAACTAATATAGAAAAAATTATAGAAAATACCTTTGGAATTCAAAAATGGAATAAAAAAATAAATGAAATAGATAAAGATATTATTAATTATAGACCTGATTTTAAACTTTCTGAATCACATTATCTGAATGCCGATGGTTTATATTGGCATTCAGATAATGTAGTTAAAAATAAGAATTATCATTTTTCTATGAGAGAAAAATATGAATTATTTAATTTTAGAATTTTTCAATTTAGATCTGATGAAATAGAGACAAAGATTGATATAATTAAATCAATAGTTGATAATTCTTTGGGAAAAACTTCTAATAAAATTTTTGCAAGAAAAACAAAAATAGAAATTATTAATTCTGCTGATGCATCAGCATTTTATGAAAGAACCCATCTAATGGGACCTGGAAGTGGAAAATATAAAAATATATGTTTAAAATATAATAATGAAATTTTGACTTGTCTCTCATATAGAGTTGTAGGAAAGAAATTGATAATAGAAAGACTCTCATCAGCACTAAATACAGTAGTTGTTGGAGGCTTTTCCAAACTCTTATCATATCTTGAAAAAAAATTATTTGGCAAATATAATGAAATTCATTATTGGGTAGATCTTAGATATGGAGTTGGAAGCTTTCTTCTCCAACATGGATTTAAAAAGGATCATGATATTTTGAGTTGGAAATGGACCGATAATAAAGCAACATATAATCGACTTGCTTGTAGAGCAAATATGGATTCCAGATGTTTATCTGAAAAAGAATATGCAGAAGAATTAAAATGGACAAAAATATATGATGCTGGACAAAGATTGTATAAAAAAATAATTTAATAATTTTTAAAAAGCAGCTAATTTGAACTAGCTGCTTTTTTTATAATTTTTAAGTAAAATAAAATAGAGAAAAATATGTTAATAGCAGTAATAACTGGTGTTGCCGGACAAGATGGATCTTATTTATCAGAACATCTTATATCTTTAGGTTATAAAGTTATAGGAATTACTAGAAGAATAAGTACAAAAAACGAATTAGATAATTTAAATCAAATTATTGATAATAATAATTTTAAATTATTAATTGGTGATATTACTGATTCTACTTTTATTTGCAGAATTTTGCATCATTACAAACCACATGAGTGGTATAATCTTGCAGCAATGTCTCATGTAGGTCAGTCTTTTATAGAACCAACATATTCTTTTCGTATTAATGGAGAAGCGGTAATTAATCAATTAGAATTAATTAGAAATATTTCTCCATATACAAGATACTATCAAGCTTCTACTTCAGAGTTATTTGGATCATCTATTTGTCCTGAAAATGGTTTTATAGAAACAAATATAATGAATCCTATGTCACCTTATGCTATTTCAAAATTAGCAGCTTACTGGTCAGTAATTAATTATAGAAAGTCTTATAATTTATTTGCTTGTAATGGTATTCTTCACAATCACAGCTCTCCTAGAAGGGGTTTTGATTTTGCCACTAGAAAAATTACTAGTGGTATTGCAAAAATAAAAGTAGGAAAAGAACAAAAAATAAAAATGGGAAATTTAAATGCTTTCAGAGATGAAGGTCATGCCAAGGATTATTGTAAAGCGATGCACTTAATGCTTCAGCAAGAAGAGCCTGATGATTTTATCATAGCCACCGGAGCCGGAGCTACAATAGAAGAAATGTTAAAATACGTTTGTACTATTGCAGATTTAAAATTTGAAGATGTTTATGAACAAGATCAAAAATTTATGAGACCATCAGACGTCTCTTATCTACTTGGAAATGCTGAAAAAGCTAGAAAAAAATTAGGTTGGAAACCAGAATATAATTGGAAAATGTTATTAGAAGAGATGTATCTACATGATTTATCATCATTATCCTGAACAACATTTTAATACAATAAAAATAGAAAAACCTTGGGGTTATGAGATTATTTGGGCGCATAGTAAAGAAGCCGGATATGTTTCTAAAATTCTTTTTATAAAAAAAGGACATAAAACATCCAAACAATTTCATAAAATTAAAGAAGAAACTATTTATATAGATTCTGGTTCATTAACTTTAATGATATTAAAAAATAATATAGAAAATTATTATCATTTAATAGAAGGTTCTTCATTTCATATAGAAGCTAATTTAATTCATCGTTTTTATGCAGAAAATGAAGACGTTAAAATTATAGAAACATCAACTGATCATTTAGATGATGTTGTTAGATTAGAAGATGAATATGGAAGATGTTAATCTTTTAGTTTTTAATTATGGATATGGAAATTTTACTAATGGGCCAGGCATAAGCTGCTGGAACTTTACAAAATTTTGTAAAGTAAATTTTAATATTTTTACAAAGTTACAAACTGATATTAATAATGTTAATATTAAAAATATTAAAGAATATAATTTTAAAACTAATAATTACGTCCATTGGTGGAGCGGTTTAACAGAAGAATTTTTGTTTATTGTCAAACAAGAAAAACAAAAAGGTAAAAAAATTATTTTGGGTCCTAATTTGTTTGACGGAACTGATCCAAAAAAAGAAATTAAACTTTGTAAAGATATACATCCAGATCTTATCTTAGTTGTTAATAAAGAAATTAAATATAAATTAAAAAAATATTTAAATTATAGAATTGAAGAATTTATGACAGGACCAGATTATGACCTTTGGACTCCTAAAGAAAAAAAAATCCATAAAATTTTATGGAAAGGAAATTCCTCCCATGACTCAAAAGATTTAAATACGGCACTGGAGTTAAGAAAAAAAATTGTTGACAAGCTAGATTTGTTAGGATATCCTATTCCATATAGATACATGGAACATGTAGAGGTAGCTAGTAGTTACGCAGGATATGTCTGTACTAGCTTGTCGGAAACTAAATCTGAAGCAGTACTAGAGCAATTAGCTGCAGGTGTACCAGTGGTTACACATCCTAGGGTTTTTATGATGGGTATTCATTATCAGACAGGAATTATTGTAAATAAAAATATTGAAGAATTAAGTAGGGCCTCGGAAATAATTTTGAGAGATGAAAAATTAAGGGAAGATTTGTCCTTGGGAGCTAGGGAATTTATTCTTAGCAATTTTAAAAAAGAAACATTATCAGATTATTATTTATGGTTGTTAAATGAATGTTGATGTAATTATTCCAATTTTTAATCAAACAAAATATTTAGAAGCAGCTTTAAATAGTTGCTTAAAACAAGGTATTTTAAAAAAAAATATCTATTTAATAGATGATTGCTCTTCAGATTCTCCTGAAAAAATTGCAATGAAATATGGAATTAATTTTTTAAAAACTGATACTAATTCAGGTCCGGCTGCTGCTAGAAATTTGGGAATCAAAAATAGTTCATCAGAGTATATTGCTTTTCTTGATGCAGATGATGCTATGTTACCAGGAAGAATTCTAGCTAGTTTAAATAGTTTAATGCAAAATGATGCGGCCATGGTCTGTGGGAATTATAGATTCTGGATTAATAGAATAACAATTACTAGTCCTTTCTATAAAAAAGAAATAGATATCTCATATGATAATATGATTAAAAATAACTTTGTAGCTTCCGGATCTGTCATGGTCAAGAGAAAAATTTTGGAAGAAGTTGGTAACTTTAATGAAAGTTATCTTTTAGCAGAAGACTATGATCTTTGGTTGAGAATTGTTGAAAAATATAAAATTAATTATATTCATGATCCATTGTATCTTTATCATAGAGATACTATTAATAAAGTTTCTTTGACTTCTAATCCAAAAAATCTTAATTTATTATTAACTAATGTAGAAAAAATTAAACAAGATTCTATAAAAAGAATGAAACAATAATGGAAAATATTGGTGTAATTACATATCCATTTATTTCTGGTTTATATTATCTTGCTGAATCTTTTAAAATTTATCAAGAACAATTAGGAAATCAAGTTTTTATGATTCCTAAGAAAAGTTTTATTTATGTTAATAATAAATGGACCGGACACTTTAAAAGTGAAATGAATAATTTTTTATTATTTAATAGTGATATTTCTTATAGTTTACAACTTATTTCTTATATTAAAAAATATAATATTAAAAAAATATTTTCGTTTGAAACTTTTATAAAAGATTCTCATTGGGTAGAGGCTATTTCTAAGATAGGAGTGCAGGTAATAGACATTCCTATGCCCGAATGGTCAATGAAAACTGATCTTTATCAAAATAAATATAAAAAATTTTCTGAAGTATATTGTTTAACAGATCAAACATTTTTTCTATTTAAAAATTTTTCAAATGCAAAAAAAATAACTTGGGATTTTTGTCCTAATTTTTCCAAGATAAAAAAAGAAAAAAAAGATATAATAACTTTTTATCATCCTGGATCTAATTCTGAAATTAATCAAAAAAATACACCTGCTGTTATTAACTCTTTTTCATTAGTTTCTTTTCAAAAAGTTAGATTAATTATTTCTGGACTCAAAAATATGGAAGTAAAAGATAAAAGAATAACTTTTATTGGTCAAAAAATTTCTAGGCAAGAAATTCATGATGCATATGCTGAAGCAGATTGTATTATTGCCCCCTCAACTAGGGAGGGTCTTGGTATGTGTTTTTTTGAAGCTAAAAAAATTGGATGTGATATTATTACCTCTAATGTTGAGCCGATGAAAGAGCATTCAAACTACTTATGTAGAGTTTCTGGGTATAATCAGTCTGATTCTTTAATTCCGTTTGCAGTTATAGAACCATCTGCAATTGCAGAACAAATCAATAAATATTGTGAGGATTTTTATGGAACAAAATAAAACAAAAGAAGAAATAAAAGAAGAAAATGATAAGTTAACATCTGCATTAAATAAATCTGCTTTAGATGCTGCTACTTTACAAAAACTTAGAGGAAGATTAGAAAAGAAAGTGGAGGAAGAAGTGCCAAAAGTCGTTGCTAAAAGAAGTGTGGCTATTGAAATGGCCGTAATAGGTGTCGGCCAGGCTGGTTCTAGAATTGCCGAAGTTTTTCACAAGCTAGGTTATGATGCTGGAGTTATAAACACTTCTTCTCAAGATCTTGAATATATTGATGTGCTTCCCCATAACAAACTTCTGTTAACCGGAACTCTTGGCGGAACCGGAAAAGATCTTGAATTGGGTCGAGAGATTTTTGCTTCATCTCTGGATGAGATTACAGAATTCTCTAGAAAAATTATTGAAGGCAATAATATGGTTTACCTAGCTGTTTCTGGTGGCGGAGGAACTGGATCTTCCTCTGTTGAAACTATGGTACCTATGTTATATGAGTTTGGAACTCCGGTTGGAGTTATTTATGTATTGCCAAAAGCTACAGAGGATTCTCAGTCTAAAAAGAATTCCCTTGAAACTCTTTCTAAGTTAGCCAAACTTTCCTCGGCCAATGTTATTGCTTCTTTAGTTGTTGTTGATAATGCTAGAATAGAGGCTATTTATGCAAATCTATCCCAGGCTAAATTCTGGGAGGCCTCCAATAGAGCTATCGTTGAACCTATTGATGTCTTTAACCATTTAACTTCTAGACCATCAAGATTTACTTCTCTGGATCCAAGTGATTTCGGGAAGATTGTTTCTGCAGGAGATTGTTCTGTTTATGGTGTCATTGAAGTTGAAGATTATATGAATGAGACCGCCCTAGCTGAATCAGTTATTGATAGTTTAAATTCTAACATGCTAGCTGAAGGTTTTGATTTAACTCAAACAAGGGTGGGTGGAGTTATTATTACTGGTTCTAAAGAAGTTTTAGATAAACTTCCAGCCATTAATATTAATTATTGTTTTCATATGATTTCTGAACAAACAAAGGGCGCCTTTATATTTCAGGGTATTTATGATGTTGAATCTGAAACAGATTCTGTTAAAATCTATAGCTGGTTTGCTGGATTAGGACTCCCTAAATCTAGAATAGAAACTTTAAAAGAAGAAAGTAAAGCTCAATCTGCAGTTTCTTCTCAAAAAGAAAAAGATAGAGTAAAGGCTATGAGTATGTCACTTGAAGATGATGCAGTAGCTAATGTTGCTAGTGAGATTCATAAAAAAATTCAAAGAAAAAATTCTGGTTTTAATAGACTTCAAGTTACAGGAAGTTCTCAAAATTCCCTCATTGATATGAGGAGAAAACGCTAGAATAGTTGTCACAAAATTAATTTCTGTTTATAATATATCATGAATATGAATATAAAAATAAATGGAAATTATGTTAACTTTAAAAATTTACAATACTTTTATAAAAATTGATGGACAATTAAGTTTAAATCTTTTTCAAAAATTAGATGAATCTTTAAGCTATAGCCACCCTGGATACCAGTTTATGACTGGTGGACGAGGTGGCTATGGTCTTTCTGGGAAGATGGGCGGTTGGGATGGCAAAATAAGATTATTTAGTCAGTCTCAGAAATTTCCAGTTGGGTTTTTAACTAGAGTTAAAGAAATATTGGATGAAGAAAAAATACAATATTCTGTAGAAGACCATAGACCAATTCTAAAATATGGACCACCACTAATACTTGATACTTCTAAATTTGAGATTAGAGAATATCAAAGGGCAGCCCTAGATGCTGCTAAGGAAAATGGTTCTGGAATAATTCGTGTTGCCACCGGTGGTGGAAAAAGTCTAATAATAGCTAGCTTGGCAGCGCAATATAATATTCCAACTGTTATTTATGTAATAGGTATTGAATTACTTTATCAAATGAAAAATACTATAGAAAGTGCATACGGAATTACCTGTGGAATTGTGGGAGGTGGAATTTGTGAATTAGGTCATCAAATTACCATTATGACAATTTGGTCTGCTGCCGCAGCCTTTGATAAAGAAGCAAAAATAGAAGACAATGATTTAACAGAAGAAAAAAATATATCTTTAAAATCGTCTACCAAGTTAGAAATTAGAAAAAAAGTAGAAGAAGCACAATTATTTATTTTTGATGAATGCCAATATGCTGCTTCGGAAACATTACAATTTATTCATAAAGCTAGTATTTCTGCTAAACATAGATTTTTATTATCTGGAACTCCATGGAGAGATACTGGAGATGATATCTTGATTGAAGCAGTGGCTGGCAAGAAAATTTATGATTTAAATGCAACGAAATTAATTAAGAAAGGATTTTTGATTCCTCCAGAAATTCATTTTTTTAATGTTCCAGTAATAAGAAATGTTGGAACAAATTATCCTCAAATATATACAAAATATATTGTAGAAAATGATGATAGGAATGCTTTAATTTTAAAAGCAACAAAAAAATTATTATCTGCAGGCAAGAAAATTTTAATTTTAGTGGTTAGAGTTAATCACGGTAAAAAAATTATGGATTTATTATCTGAAGATGGAATCAATGCAAAATTTTTAGATGGCGCAAAATCTACAAAAAATAGGTTGGAAACTATTCAAGATATGAAGGATGGAAAAATTGAAGTTCTTGTTGCCTCAAAAATTTTTGATCAAGGCGTAGATATACCAGAACTTGATGCACTAGTTTTGGCTGGCTCAGGAAAGTCAAGCGGTAGAGCCCTACAAAGAATAGGTAGAGTTATTAGACTAGCAAAAGGAAAAGAGAAAGCAATAATTGTTGATTTTTATGATAATTGTAAGTATTTAAAAGATCATTCTGAATCTAGAATTAAAATTTATGAAAGTGAGCCTGCTTTTAAAATTTTAATGCCAAAAAAAGAGATTTTATCTTATCCAGATAGAAAACCAGTTAAATGGACATAATAAAAAAATAATTCGTTTACCATCCTGTGGTTATTTTTGCTTATGCAGTAAAAAGTTTCTACAACTGTAGCTATCCCTGCAGAAGGAGTTCTATGACCCAAGAAGAATTTTATGTAATGATTCCAGAATGGATAGAAAAAGAACGTTCAAAATGGAATCATATTACGCTTATGGCGTATTTTTGTCATAAATATGAACAAAAAAATGGGGTAAGATTTAGACTTGTTAGATGGAAAGATGATCCTGGAAAGGGAAAAGAAAGTCGTGATTTTGCAAAATTATTTAAGACATTTGCACCAGAAAACTATGAGGATCTTTCACCTCTTCTAAAATTAGAAGCCAAAGGAAAAGTAATCAATAAAATATATAATTATATTAATTGGATGTTTGATTATAAATTTAGAAGTGGTGATAAATCTGTAACTGGAACAAATTTATTTTTAATGCCATCAATGATGAACGAATTTGAAAGAATGTATTCTTTTTATTTACAAAAAAATTCTGATAAAAATAAATTGGAAATATTTCTTTCAATAATTAAAAAAGATTATCCAGAAATTTTTGAAAAACATCAAATTGATGAAATTAGTGATTTAAAAATTTTAGAAAAGTATATTGAAAATTATAAATTACCAATGGACTCAATAGAATTTTTGGTAATTTCTAAAGCAAAAAATATGGAGATTATATAATGTCAAACACAAATTTAGTTGGTAAATATGCGTCTTTCTTTCTAGACGGCGGATGGGAAATTTCTGGCCTTGTTGCTAGTCAGGATTCTGATAAAATTATTTTAAATAAAAATGGAGAATTATATTTATTATTTAAAAATAAAGTCAATTTTGTTAAAATTGAAAATTCTAATAAAATAAAAGAAAAAAATATTAAACATATTTCTGAAGAAAATCCTCCTGAAAAAGAAGAATATATTGAAGAATTTTTTCCAGAAAATGGAATTTCTTATTCTGAAACATTTTTAAATATACCAAGATCATTATTGGGTAAAAAACATCATGATAATGAAGATGATCTTTCTATTTCTTTTAAAGAAACTAATTCAAGTAATGTCTTAAATTTTAAGGTAGAAGATGATTCCTGATAATAAAATTACTAGAGAAAAACAAAAAATATATAATGAATGTACTTGTCAAAATGGATCTTGTTTTAACTGTCAGAAAAAAGCATCTAGAATAGATAGATATGCAGTAGCCGGTATTCCTACAATTTATTGGAATTCTTCTTTTAAGGATTTTATTGGTGATCAAAATTTTGCAGATTTATTTAGAGAAAAATTAAAAGATATCAATAAAATATACGATCATGGCGGATCTATGATTTTAGTTGGATCTTTAGGCGTCGGTAAGACTTATAGCATTTGTTGTCTTTTAAAGTTAGCAATTGTAAGTGATTATAAATCAATCTATACTACTATGGCAGATATTGTTAATAAAGTAATTAAAGACAATAGTGGAGAATATTTACAATCACTTTTGGATACAGATTTTTTGGCCATAGATGAGCTGGATCCAAGATGGATTTTTCCATCTGAAAAATCCGAGCAGTTATTTGGTTCTACAATGGAACATCTGCTTCGAAGCAGATTTCAAAATGGCCTACCAACCATAATGTGTTCTAACGCCGATGATGTGGATAAAATATTTGCAGGCCACTTCGGAAGAACCTTTAAGTCGCTTAGGTCGCAGCATATAGAGGTCTTATACGTGGGAGGCAAGGATCAAAGGAGGAAATCTTGATAGATGCTAAAATTTTATCTTGGATGTCCAAAGGACCTCTAGAGTATAATGAGGTAATTAGAAATTTAGATCCAGATCTAATAAAAGCAGTTTTGTTACCAGATTTTAAACCAGCTGTAGAAAAAATTTGCACTTATTATTCAAGACATAAAATCCCACCCTCTCACAATGTACTAAAAGAACTTCTAGAACAAGATGGGGAACCCACAAGAGTTATTTCTATTATTGAGGGTGAAAAAACTCAAGCTAATGAGATTGGATTTTTAATAGATAAAATTAAAATAAGATATAATAAATATCTTGCTGATAGGTTAGTTAAAAAAGTAGAAGAAATAGAAGAAGAAGGTAGTGATATTAAAGATATCAATGATGATATTAAAAAAGTCATTGCTCAAACTGAAAAACTTTATAAACAAAGTGCTTTTTCAGAAGGAAGAGTTTCTGATTCTACAGAAGATCGTTTAAGACACTATGATTATGTATTAGAAAATCCAGAACAAATCAGAGGTTTTCTCTCTGGTTATAAAGAATTAGACGATTATACTTGGGGAATTAAAAATTCAGAGATGTTAGTCATCGGTGGAGCTTCATCTTCTGGAAAATCCCTCTTAATGATGAATATGGCTATTAATGCATGGAGGGGTAGCAATGATCCTGCAGAAGGCATTACTGGCCATCCAGATGGAAAAAATATTCTTTACATTTCTCTGGAAATGTCTAAACAGCAATTGGAACAAAGACTAGATGCCAATCTTGCTGGAATTAGACATAGGGGAATTATGAGGGCTACCCTTTCTGGAGATGAGCATTATAGATGGTCTAAATGTTTAGAATTTCAAAAAACTTATGATAAAGTTTTTTACATTCTAGATATGCCCCGTGGAACAACCATGGGAGAAATAGAGGCCAAATATGAAACTATTCTTGGCATCTTTAAACCAGATGCAGTTTTTGTTGATTATCTTCAGCTTATGAAGCCCACTATTGGAGCGGTAGGAACCGACTGGCTCGACGTTGGAAAAGTTTCTGAGGAATTACATGAATTCTGTAGAAAAAAGAATTTACCAGTAGTTACTGCAGCGCAAAGAAAAGCAGCCCAGAAAAAAACTAATGGTAAAAAAGTAGATGATGTAAATCTAGAAGACTTCGGCAGAAGTAAAATGATTGGAGATAACGCAGCTATTGCTTTAATTATTGGAAATAGAGAAGATGAACATCTCCGAGAAGATATGGAAATTCATATTGTAAAAAATCGAGATGGCGCTAAGGGTGCAATTCTCTTAAAGAAGGCTTTTGATAAAAGTAGAATTGAAAGTCTTCCTGATAATTGGATTGCAGATAGTGGAGATGAAAATGAAATATAGAAAAGGGATAAAATCATCTGGCATTAATAAAAATGATATTATAGAAATAAAAATTTCTTTATCTGAAGAATATTCAAAATATTTAGTATTAAATATAAATATGTCTGAAAAATATTTAGATCTATTGCCTATAGATAAAATGATAGATTCACCAATTATAATTGGAGCCGTTCCAATTATGTCAATTCCATTCAATTTAATTTCTAAAATTAAAAAAGATAAAAAAACTTCTATTTTATTTTTAATTAATCAAGATAATCCTCATATAATTAATGCTATTTTTGCCGATAAATAAATGGAAAAAGAAGTAGGTAGAATTAAAAATATTAATGTTAACTTAGAGACGGAAGAGCTTGAAGTTACTATTACTATTTCTGATAAAAAATTTCAAAAGCAAATAATTAGAGATCTAGCTATGGCTGGAAAAATAAAATTTGAAGAAGATCGAGTTATTTTTATAGGAAAAGAAAATGCCGACGTATAATATTAAATGTATAGATTGCAAAAATGAACAGACGCTTTCTTGTACTATAATTGATTTTCAGTCTATAAATAAAAATAAATTTAAAAATATTATTTGTAAAAAATGTGGAAACTCTAATTTTAATAGAATATATAACACAATTTCAAGTAAAGTTTCTAAATCTTCTCAAGAAATTGTCGAAAAGGCGCGTGAAGAAGCAAGAAATATAGTAGAAAAAATAAAAAACGGTGACCAACATACTATTAGAGATATATATGGAGAGGGAGAATAAAAAATGAAGTCAGCCAAACTTATCCAAGAAATGACAAAGCATATCAAGAAAACTAATGAACTTTCTTGGTCTGGTACCTTAAAAGACTATTTGGAAATGGTAATAGAGAATCCAGCCTTAAATATAAGCTCTCATTCTAGAGTTTTAAAGATGATTGAGCATGCCGGAGTGGAGAGAGGCGAATCTGGACAAATTACTAAATATAATTTTTTTGCTAATGAAATCTTTGGAGCAGAAGATTCCATTGAGCAAATTATGTCTTATTTAAGGGCTGCTGCGGCTGGCTCTGAGGTTTCAAGAAGAATACTTTTACTATACGGACCAACTTCTTCTGGTAAGTCACAATTGGCTATTATGTTAAAAAGAGGCATGGAGGAGTTTTCAAAAACTCCAGAGGGTGCCATTTATGCTCTTTCCGAGTCTCCTATGCATGAGGATCCACTTTGGGCTATTCCAAATGATCTGAGAAAATCTTTGCTAGAAAATTATGGAATTAAAATAGAAGGACAGTTAAGTCCACTTATGGATTTAGTGTTAAAAGAACAGTACAATGGAAACTTTTTAGATCTACCAGTTAAAAGAGTTATTTTCTCTGAGCAATCTAGAGTTGGAATAGGAACTTTTGTTCCTTCAGATAAAAAGAGTCAAGATATTTCCGAGCTAGTAGGATCTATGGATTTGAGTAAGATTGGAGAGTATGGATCGGAGTCAGACCCTAGAGCTTTTAGATTTGATGGAGAACTCAATATAGCCAACAGAGGCATGATGGAGTTCGTAGAAATGCTAAAGGTAGATCAAAAATTTCTTTATGTTTTATTAACTCTTGCTCAAGAAAAGAATATTAAAACTGGAAGATTTCCACTCATCTATGCTGATGAATTTTTGCTTGCTCATAGCAATGAGACCGAATATAAAAGATTTCTAGCAAAAGAAGAAATGGAAGCTTTACATGATAGAATTATTGTTGTAAAAGTTCCTTATAATCTCAATGTAAGCGATGAAGTTAAGATTTATGAAAAATTAGTTAAAAATTCAGATCTTAAATCAGTACATATTGCTCCATATACACTTTATTGTGCAGCAATGTTCTCAATTCTATCAAGACTTAAAGAGTCCAAAAACTCTGCGGCAACACCAATTAATAAAATGAGGCTCTATAATGGTGACGAAGTCGAAGGTTTTTCCCATGGAGATGTTGCTCTTCTAAAGAAAGAATTTGATACAGAAGGCATGTCTGGAATTTCACCTAGATATATTGTTAATAGAATTTCTTCTACTTTAGCACAAGAAGGTGCAACTTGCATTACTCCTATTGATGTAATTAGATCTATTAGAGATGGATTTAAAACTAATCCAAAACTTGATTCTAAAGAAATTGAAAGACTTGAAAATATTATGACATCTGTTATTGAAGAATACTCAAAACTTGCTAAGAGCGAAGTTCAAAAAGCTTTCTTTGTTAATTTTGAAGAAGAGCTTCAGAATCTTCTCAATAATTATATGGATCATGTTGGAGCTTTCCTAGATGGAACTAAAATTGAAGATGAGTGGGGTAATTTAAAAGATCCAAATGAAAGACTTATGAGATCCATTGAAGAAAAAGTTGGAATTACTGAGAGCGGTAAAAAGTCATTTAGACAAGAAATCTATAGAAAAATGCTTAGAAGCGCCAAAAGTAGTAATGGTTCTTATAATTACAAAGATCATCCAAAACTAAAGGAAGCTTTAGAGAAGCAACTCTTTGATGAAAGACAAGATGTCATCAGATTGACTGTAAGCACTAGAAATCCAGATGAGGAAGAGCTTAAAAGAATTAATGTAGTTATTAATACTCTATGTGAAAAACATGGATATACAGCAGAGTCTGCTAACAAATTACTAAGATATGTTAGTTCATTAATGGCTAGAAACTAATGAGCTCTACTTCCAAATCCTCTGAGAATCTCTCTGATATCTGGAAGCTAAAAAGAAGAGGTAAGAGAGACTCAGATAGACATAAAGAGTTGGTAAAAGATGCCATTCGTAAAAATGGCAAAGATCTTATTACCGAATATAATATCATTACATCCGATGGGGATAAAAAAATTAAAGTTCCCATCAGATTTCTTGATCAATATAAAATCAAATATGGCAAATTGAATTCTCAAGATGCTACCGGTCAGGGTGTTAAAGCTGGTAAGGGTGATAAATTTAAAATAAAAAGTGGCCAGCCAGAAGAATCCAGCGGAGATGGAGCTGGAAATAAAGAAGGTGAAAGAACTTTTGATGCAGACGTTACAATAGATGAATTGGTAGACATTATGTTGGAAGAACTCAACCTTCCATGGATGGAGCCAAAACAAACTTCTGTTATTGAAATTGAAAATGAAGAATTTGCATCAATTGATAAAAAAGGCATTATGCCTAACTTAGATTTGAAAAAAACTATTCTTCAAAATCTAAAAAGAAATGCTGCAAAAGGTGAAGCCAAAATTGCAAACTTTAATCAAGATGATTTAAGATATAAAAATTATGATATTGTTAGAGAATATCATTCTAATGCTGCAGTATATATTATGATGGATCGAAGTGGATCCATGAATAACGAAAAAACTTATATTGCCAAAAGTTTTTATTTTTGGATGGTTCAATTTTTAAAAAGAAGATATAAAAAAATAGATTTTGTTTTTATAGCTCACGATTCTAAAGCTTTTATTGTAGAGGAAAAAGAATTTTTTAAAATCTCAAGCTCTGGTGGTACAAATTGTAGTACTGCTTTTAAATTAGCGTACGAACATATACAAAATCATCACCCTGTTGAATATTGGAATAATTATGTTTTTGAATTCTCTGATGGTGATAATTGGGGAGAAGACAATAATCTTTGTATTAAATATATTGAAAAATTATTGCCACTATGTACTGCCATAGGGTACGGAGAGATAGCCCCTAATGATAGAGAAATTCAATGGAATAAATCTGGTTATGATACTCTTCATGATATTTTAAAGAAAAAAATTAAAAGAACAAGATTTGTAACTATGAAAGTAAATTCTAAAGATGAAGTCTTTGATGCATTAAAAATGTTTTTTAATATAGATGGTATTGCAAAAAAGGATAAAAATGTCTAAAACATTAACAGAAAAAATTGTTGAAATGGAAAAATTGGCTAAAAATTTTGGACTAAACTTTTATCCAGTTAATTTTGAAATAGTTCCTAATGAAGTAATGTTAGAAGTAGTTAGTTATGGATTACCTACTAGAGCTAGACATTGGTCTTATGGGCAATCTTATGATTATCAAAAAATGCAAGGAGAAATGGGACACTCAAAAATTTATGAAGTAGTTTTAAATAATGATCCTTCTTATGCTTTTTTATTAGATACAAATTCAGATATTGTTAATCTAATGGTAGCTGCCCATGTTTTTGGACATGTTCATTTTTTTAAAAATAATTTTTTGTTTAAACAAACAGATAATAAAATGGTTTATCATGCTGCAGAAAGAGCTCAGAGAATAGAGGAGTATATTGCTCATTATGGCTTAAAAGAAGTAGAAAGAGTAATGGATATAGGATTTGCAATAGATAAACATATTGATTGGCACAAAGGAATTCATAGAAAACCATATCCAAAAAAAAGAACTCTTATAAAAGAAATCTCCAATGGAGAATTTGCGGATATGCACGGACTTCCAGCTACTTCTAAAAAAATGCATGTTTTAAATGACACTTTTCCACCACATCCTGAATATGATCTTATTTGGTTTTTGGTAAATTATTCTAAAGATTTAGAATCATGGAAAAAAGATGTTTTAGAAATAATTAGAGAAGAATCTTATTATTTTTATCCACAATATATGACAAAAATTATGAATGAAGGATTTGCAAGTTTTTGCCATGCAGATTTAATGTATGAAACTGATTTAACTTCTCAATCAGAACATTTAGAATTTTGTAAAGTACATGAAAGAGTAGTTCAACCTGGATCTAATAAATTAAATATTAATCCATATTTTTTGGGTTTTTCTATTTTTAATGATATTAAAAAAAGATGGGATGAAAAATATCAAAAAGGAGAATCTAATATAAATGGACTTCAAAAAGTTTTTGAAGTAGTAGAGGAAGAGGATGATATTTCTTTTGTAAAAGGATATCTAACTAAAGAATTAGTACAAGAACTTGAGTTGTTTACTTATAAACATTATAAAAATAATTTTGATGAAATAGTAGAGGTCGTATCTACTGATGTAGATGATGTTGCAGAGTCCCTGGTTAAAAATCTCTATGACTATCGAGCACCCCTGGTTAGCATCGTCGGTGTGGAAGATGGATTTTTACAATTAAAACATGAAAGTACCCATATTGGAACTTTGGATATCAAACATATAGAAAAAGTATGTGAATATATTTATGAAATATGGAAAAATCCAATTAATATTCAGACTATAAATGCTAAAAATGAAGAAGTTCATCTTACTTATGATGAGGATGGATTTAGCGGATAGGATAACAAATGACTACAGAAGATTTACAGAAGGTATCATCTGTAGATTTTTCTTTTCAATTTAACTCTGCAAGAGAGTTTCAAAAAGTAGAAAAGAAGATCTATAATTCTTTAATTGAGATTTCAAATTCCTCTCATAAAACAGCAGCCAATATTGGCTGCCTAATAGTTTTTGGTAATTTTGATTTTTACCGAGATCATATTGTGCCAGGAATGAGGCAAATTGGATTAAATCCAATTCAAAAATATTTAAATATTTCCATTAGTTCCTTTGAAAAAGAATTTCATTCTCTTATAAAAGAGAACAATGATGGATCTATAGTTATCAATAGAGATGGACAAATATTAGGTAGTAAGATTTATCTAACAGTAGATAATCCAATTTTGGATGTTCCAGATGGATGTGGAACTAGACATATAAGCGCAGCCTCATTTTCAATGAGAAAAGATGTTATATCAGTATTTACACTTTCTGAAGAAACAAATTTAGTTAGAATTTGGAAAGATGGACAAATATCGGAACAGTATAATCCAGAATTAGAATCATAATAGATCGGAGAAATAAAATGTCTAGTTATCTTGGAATTAATGTAGATTATAGTAGAGACTCTTTATTTGATGAGTTAGGCCTAAAAAGGTTAAAAGAATCATACATGAGAGATGAAGAAACCTCACCACAGCAGAGGTTTGCTTTTGTTTCAAAGCAATTCTCCTCAAATCAAGATCATGCCCAGAGACTCTATGATTATGCTAGCAAGCATTGGTTGAGCTATTCCACCCCAATTCTGTCCTTTGGTAGAACTAAGTATGGTTTACCAATTAGTTGTTTTCTATCATGGATTCCTGATACAGCCAAGGGTCTGGTAGACACTCTTTCTGAGACAAACTGGTTATCAATGCTTGGCGGCGGCGTTGGTTTGGGTTTTGGGATTAGGTCGGCTGGTGACAAATCTACTGGTGTTATGCCACACCTAAAGATTTATGATGCTTCATCCCTGGCTTTCAAACAAGGGAATTGCTATGTTCCCGGAACAGAAATACTGACATCTTCAGGCTGGAAGCCTATGGAGCTACTGACTAAAAATGACGATGTTGCAGTGATCGATGATGATGGAGGAATCTGTTTTGAAAAACCACTAGAAATAGTATCTGAAAAATATAATGGGAATATAATCAAATTCTATAACAAAACTAGAGGAATAGAAATTTCAGTAACGGAAGATCACTCTATGGTTGTTGAGAGAAAAGTTAAATCTGGCTGGTCAAAAAAACTAGAGAAGGTTCGTGCATCAGAATTGAAGTTTCATAATGAAGTTAGGTTCTGGAACGCAGCAAAGAAGTCTAGATCACAATCCAAACTAGATGCACTTACTCGCCTGAAAATTGCAATACAGGCAGATGCTCATATTAGGGCGGACGGCGTATGTGAATTCCATCTAAAAAAAGAAAGAAAGATTTCAAGAATAACAGAAATTCTATCAAATCTAGATTTGGAAACATGGCAGGCTAACAATTTAGACGGCACTGTTAGCGTTTATGCTAAAGGTATGAATTTTGATGGGCTAAAGAGTCTCTCTTGGATTGATTTGTCAAGAATTACCCAAGAGGATGCCTCCGCCATGCTTGAAGAAATTGCGGAATGGGATGCAACAAGAAACAGGCAGCATAGTTTTATTTACTTTAGCACTATAAAAGAAAACGCATCGATTGTTCAGGCGCTTTCTGTAATTGCTGGCCGACAGAGCAGAATCTTTCATAGAAAAAGAGACAAGCCAAGGCAAGATATGTATACAGTTTTTGTTGGGAGTAAGAATTACTTCCTTCTTGAAAAGTTAAGAAAAGAACATATTCAGTATGAAGGAATGGTCCATTGTTGTGTGGTCCGGACCGGAAAGATTGTAGTTAGAGCGGGAGAAACGCCAATTGTTTGCGGAAATACACGGAGAGGATCTTACGCCGCTTATCTGGATATTTCTCATCCTGACGTTCCTATATTTCTTGAAATGAGAAAGCCAACAGGCGATCAAAACATGAGATGTCTAAATCTCCACCATGGAATAAATATATCTGATAGTTTTATGAAGATTATTGAGAGATCTATGATAGATCCTAATGTTGATGACTCATGGGAACTAAAAGAGCCACACACCGGTCAGGTGAAGGAGGTTGTGTCTGCGAAAGAATTGTGGCAAAAGATTTTAGAGCTGAGAATGCAGACAGGAGAGCCATACATTCACTTTATCGATACATCAAATCGCTTTCTCCCAGATTTTCTAAAAAGTAAAGGCCTACAAGTTCGACAGAGTAATCTCTGCGTCTCAGGAGATCAGAGAGTCCCAACTAATTTTGGAATGTTGACTGCAAAAGAGCTTTATGATCTTGGAGAGGATCTTATTCTTGCATCAAATGATGGCCCTGTAAAGTCCACGAAGATGAATCTAATTGAGAGAAATGCAGAGACATTCAAAGTTACTCTCGACAATGGCATGACTCATACTGTCACTGGGTATCATAAGATTCTGGCAAAGAAGAACGGAAAAGTTGAAGCGATTGCACTTTCAGAATTGAACATCGGAGATGATATATTTATTCAGTCACATGAGGGCGTATTTGGAACGCAGAATAATATAGAAAAAGTAAGAGAGTACTTTTCAGAAAATCATTCAATAGAAAACATGATGATTCCAAATTGGCTTTGGAATTCAGATAAACAAACACATATTTCTTACATAAGCAAGATCATTTTGTCATCATCTACATCCATAGATTTTGACAAGCATATCTTTGTATCAAAAATAAGTATTTGCTCATTCAAAGAAGATGCTGCAAGCCTTCAACTTATTCTTTCGAATCTTGGAGTAACATCAAACATTGATGACGATACAAACTCAGTTTGTATCTCCGAATATTCAAGTATTTACAAGATTAATCATATAGTCGGCTCACCTTATGTTGCAAACGATAAATTTGAAAATAATTCAGAAAAATCTTCAAAAATTACAAAAATAGAACCAGCGGGAAAACAGGATGTTTATTGTGTGGGAGTTCATACAGACCAGCATCTCTGGGTATGTAATGGCGTCATCACACACAATTGTTCGGAGATAATTCTTCCCACATCAGATGAGAGAACAGCGGTTTGCTGTCTTTCATCGTTAAATCTAGAGACATATGATCAGTGGAAAGATGATCCTCTTTTCTTAAAAGATGTTGCAGAAATGCTTGACAATGTTTTAACTTACTTTATTGAAAATGCTCCAGAGTCAATATCAAGGGCTAAATTCTCCGCCATGAGAGAGAGGTCTATAGGAATTGGGGCGCTTGGGTTTCATGCTTATTTGCAGCAAAAAGGAATTCCTTTTGAAAGTGCTTTGGCAAAATCAACCAATATTAGAATGTTTAAACAAATTAGGGGTTTATTAGATATTGCCGACCTTGAGCTTGGAAAGGAAAGGGGTGAAGCTCCCGATGCCGTTGGAACAGGAAAAAGATTTAGTCACATCCTTGCGATTGCGCCAAATGCTTGCGTAACTTCTGATACAAAGATTATTTCTAGTGATGGAGAATCAATATCATTTGACGATATAGGCGCCAAGCTTGGTGTCGACATGAAATCATTCGAGTATCTTACTGTTGACTTCGATGATGGCACATCCAAAGAAATTCATATTGGTCAAAGCCTAAAGGTAAGTAGGGATGGCTCAGAAATATCCATTATTGCATCAGAGTTAATGGAAAATGACGAAATTATATTAATAAATTAAACGCAAAATACTAGGAAATAAACAATGAAAGTTAAAAATGTGAAGATGAAGCAGCCGCAATGGTTTGAGTCTGATAATAATATTTCTATAAAAACATCGGAAGGGATTGCTGATGTAAATAAATTTTATTTCAACGGATATGTGGAAGTTCTTGATTTAATAATGATTAAGGGAGAGTCCGTCTTCTCTATAAGATGTACGGCAAATCATAAGTTTCTAACCAAAGAGCATGATTGGGTTAAGGTGGTTGAGCTCATTTCAGGAATGGAGCTTACAAATGGCTGGTATGTCGAATCTGTGATGGCGACAGGCGAAATTATGCCAACTTTTGATATTGAAGTTCCAACGACACATGATTATGTTCTTGAAAATGGGGTGGTGACACATAACTCATCCTCAATTATTCTAGGAAATACCTCGCCTTCTATAGAACCGTTTAAAGCAAATTGTTACAGACAGGATACGCTGTCAGGTTCGTATATGAATAAAAATAGGTATCTAGATCAAATAATAAAAGATATGTGTTCTAAGAGCTCAAAACTTGATTATCAAGATATTTGGTCAAGTATTATTTCAAGTGGCGGCTCTATTCAAAGTTTAGATATTTTTGATGATTGGACAAAATCTGTATTTAAGACAGCAATCGAAATTGACCAAAGATGGGTAATTGATCATGCGGCAGATAGACAGCAGTTCATTGATCAGGGGCAGTCAGTCAATGTATTTTTCAAGCCCGATACCGGAATTAAATATCTTCATGCGGTACACTTTACTGCATGGAAGAAAGGTTTAAAAACTCTTTATTACTGCAGATCGGAAAAAATTATTAAAGCAGACAAAGTTTCTCAAAAAATAGAAAGAAATATAATTGAAGAGATTGATCTAAAACAACTAGCAGATGGATCAGAATGCCTGGCCTGCGAAGGATAATTGCAAAGATTTTAAAAAATCTTAATTTATCAGAAGAATCAAATAAAGTCTCAAAACTTATTAATAATTAAGTTTTAATTAGTTTTGGAGCAAAAATGTTAAAATCTGAAAGACAATTATATTTTTCCAATCTGTTAACTAAGTTAGCTGCCACCAAATCTAAAGACTTGGATGCCTTAAGAACTATCTTTATCTCCAAGTATCCAGGTGAAAGAGCCGCTGCAGGTCTAGCTGTACAGTACTACAACAAGTTTATTAAAACTAGTGATCCAAATACTACTTTAGAAGAAGGAAACTTAAATCCACCTCTACCTCCTACTTTTGAAGAATTAAAAAAATTAATTCAAGAAGCTACTGAATCTAAGCCTAAAACTAAAATTGAAGAATTATCTGAAAAAATTAAAGAGAAATATGCTGAGATTGATCTTTCCAACTTAAACGAAGATTATCTCTCCTGGCTCTACCTAAGATATATTGAGGATAAAAAGAAACCTGAAGAAATAATTCATCCTATTGAAGAAGCTCTAGTTACTCTAAGAAAGTTTCCTTCCATTCAGAATAAATACAATAATTCTCCAGAATTTAAAGAAAAAGTTAATCAAGCAG